TTACTTCTCTTTCTCCTTCCCTTCCTGAATCCGTTTCCAGATGGTCTCAAATTCATCCAACTTCGGGTCCGGGATGGGTAAGGGGACGGTCATGCGTTTGACCGCTTCAAATTCTTTTAACAGTTCTTCATCCGAGTACTTTTCCGCCGATTCTGGCGGTTCATCGTTTCGCTTTCCATCCATCTTTTATGCGCCTCCTTTCAAGGCCATTGTACTCCTTTCAATGCAGGGGTTGTCCTGGTAAATTATGGTATATTAGATGCTAAAAACATACATCATAAATAGAATAGAAAACATCTTGATTGCACATCATATATATAATATAATGAGTACGTAAACACAAAGGAGGTGGTATGGTGAGATATGTTAAGGGTAAGCTGTTTCGTAAGATTGACACATTCCCCCAAAAAATAACTTGTTTAGCAATGGATGATTCTGTAGAATATTACGACTTTTTAAAGAAATGCCACATCAATGGCTTTAGACAAATTATTATAACCTCAGAAATAATGATTAAATTTATAGATTATTTTGTTCTTGATTTTAATTATGAAATTTATTCCATTGAGTTCATGGAAGATGACAAGGATTTAAGTGAAGAAATCAACGCTTTACTTAATATGACATCCATCAGGGCCGCCTACTTAAGTAAGCTAAAAGAACAACTACTTTTTTTATCTGAAAAATCATCTATAGAAATTCAGCGTATTTATTTTAAAGGACGTGATGCTCAAGGAAGGGCTTTAAACTTCTATCTTCAATCGAACGGGATTTTCGGCATAAATGATGCACACTATCCGATTATTTCTGAAAAGATAGCCGAATTAATGGAGGGGTACTTATTTTAATGATTGGTAAAATCTTGAAGATTACAAAGCCGATATTAATCACACTTGTTGGTATTCTATTGGCAAATAATTTTAATATTTTTTCATATTTTACATTCATTCCAAGTGAGTATTCCTTTGAAATTTGCATTACTGCATATTTTACTATTCTAGAAATTGTATGTGAAAATATTTTTGAAATATTTAACGCAAACTTCCGTTCAGAATTGTCCGTTGTTTTTTCATTGCCAGGAACTGCTAATTCTTTGTCAACTATTCCAGTGGTTATTTTTAATGATTTAGATCTGGCTGAATTGAATATTACAATAAACCTCAACGGAAAAAAGAAACACTTTGAGCAGTCTAAAATTGTAATACCTAATATAACTTTTGCCACATTGCAGGCTAATGTAAAAAGCCACGAAACAAGCACTGACAGAGAAGGGAATTACATCATACATCTATCAGAGCTTTTTGGAAATATCAATCAAAGGGTTTCCCTTTCATTTACCTATAGAGTAACATTAGTGCAAGAACAGGTAGATGTGAATAAGGAGATTGAGCTACATCCGGATTTTGTAAATTCATCCTTTTTTAAAATCAATCCCTTTGTTACATACAAATGCAACTATACTAAAATACAAGCGAAAGGATAGATTATGTCTACTACAAGATGGACCGATACTGCAACAGATGATTTAAATACTGCAGTGGATTTATTAATTGATACTGTAGCTAATGATGAAAGGGTCTCCACGCTTACATGGGATAATTGGCAATTATCAAAAGCCTATGACAAAACCCAAACGATGATACTGAATGGTAGAAATATTAAGTATAACTTTATAAACTATTCTTACGACCAAATTTCATCAGGAACACGGCCAGTAGAGGATAGAACAGTAAAAAAATCCGGATTCATCATTGCTTATCACAACGGTATCTCTATAAACTATATTATAGACCGTAACTCAAATGCTCAGAAAATGTTGAGAAAGTTACTATCCTATACTGGAAAGAATGAAGTAGAAAAAAATACTTATGATTTTTCAACAGACTTTTTTGTTTGGTTGATAAGTAAAGTTTTTAATTCTGATAATATAATTGAATCAGACAATGATAACCTATCTAATCTACAATTGGAGTCCATAAAGGGTTTTCGTGGTAATACAGAAGATTCCCAAACTAAGGTATCTGCAGATGGCGAATCAGTAATAAATATCATTAGCACCTTGTCATTTTTGTTAGAAAGCAGTCGCTTAAATCAAATAAAGCTAGATTTAAGCTATGCAGACCATGAAAACATTAGCCTTCTTTTAAATAAAGGTGTTGTTGCTGTTGATTCAAAATCATATCAAGGCTCTTTTGAATCGGAAGATGAAACTACAAGAATTGCCAAACTCTACTTGTTAATATACCTTGAGTTATTACCGATTTTAGAACAAGCATATCAAAGCGATATCATCAATGATATGTGGGGCCAGCAAGAATACATAAACTTCATGAATAATGTAGCCACAAAACTCACGGATAAGATACAAAAGAAAATATCTTCTATAAATGAACCCTAAACAATTCCGTTTTCCTTTAAAGCTGCGAGAACCAATGATTCCCGCAGCTTTTTATTAATCTGCCAGCCCCTGGCACCGCAGCGCCCCATCCTTATCCGGTTAAAACTCCCCTATGTACTGTTCGCCCTCCGGCGCCACATACATGGCGCATTCCAGTGGATGCCCGGCCCGTGGCTCAAAATAATAGTCCTTACCATCAATTACGTGCCAGTTGGTCAAAGCGTATCCATCCGGGTTAAAATAATACTTGTGATGGTTTATAATCTGCCAGCACTCTTTGTAGTACTCTGTGGTGCTGTATGCATACCACCAGCCATTACTATCATGGTGCCATCCTATCTCATACTCCGGCTGCTCCACCAGTGACCAGTCAGGACGTCCATAACCATCAATACGGCTGTTATCCAAACTGTACTCTTTACAGCATACCGCACCACCATTGGCAATCACCTCGCTGCCATCACTGGTGTTGCCCTCGATGGTCCTTACCTTGGTCATAGTAACCTCATCGACAATGCCTGTATGGCAGATACGCTGGGAGTTTCTAAAAAATATCTGGTCCCCCGGCTGCGGGCTATTCTTGTGATACTGCCCCTTGGTCTTATAATACTGAGCCGATGTAGGGGTATAGGCCGAAAAACCACCACCCAGAAGCTGCTGCGCCGCTACCCGGCCAAAAGCCTGCACAAAGCACCAGTCCACAAACATATCGCACCACGGCTGCCCTTGGAGGGATGGATACAGGTCCCTGGCATACTTGGTATAATTATTGCTACCGGCATTGGCGGTCTTGCTGTCAAGCTGGCTGTTACTGCGTTTCTCCAGATATCCAATCTCCTGGCGGGCAATGGATAAAACCTTGTCTATTGATTTCATAGTGTTTTCCTCCAATCAAAAGATAAGGCCCGGGACTATTCCCAGGCCATGAAAAGTTGTGACGTCACAAGTTGCGATATCGCAACTACTCCTTTTCGTCGTCTACTCCATTATTGTTACGGTCACTTGGGCCGCCTACACCGCTCTGGTGCTTACCCGGATGCGGCGTGTCTGTTGGTGCATCATACAGGTATGGGGTGGGCCGTTTTTCCTGCAGGTCTGGCCCCTCTGCCAGGTATCCCCCATTTCCCGGAATATGCGCTGCATGTTTTCCTGTTGATTCTGCCATAATATGTACCTCTCTTTCCTTTTTTGGGTTGATAAGTTTACCGCCATTACCCTGGCGGCCGGGAGATATACGGACCACCTCCTTTTATGTCCTGCTGCCTCCCTGATAATCTGTATTGTCAATCTTATCCTTCAATACCGCGATATATTTACGCAGCCATTCCGGCACATTGGCACCCATACGACCGGCATTCTCGATGATGGACAACAACTCATTGAGTAAGTACCAGACCGCCACCAGGAGCCCGAAGAAGGCCTTGACGGATATCTGCATCCCAAGCTCTGCCGACACAAAAACAATCACATAATCAACCACCATAGCCGCGGCAATTACGCACAGGTATCCCACCTTTTTAATGATACCCTTAGCCCCTTTTCTGGAGCTCCATCCATAGCTGGCATCACCCGGATGGTCTATGGCCTCATTTTTACTGGCCAGCATCCCGGTTATGTAATCTAACACCATGGTACCCATTAGGATGCACAGCACCGGATACAAGATTCCTAGCTTCGCACTCAAAAAGGCACCAGCTGCTGCCAGTGCCCCCTGTACTGTAATTACATATTCTCTTTTCATTTTCATTAATCTCACCTTTCTATAATATTTTATAATACGGCCGCTCCTCGCCCCACCACCAATACCGTAACCAGTCATCCAGCACGATTCCGGCCAGGCTTACCGGCATCCAAAGCAGGCAGTATTGCGGACATACCTGACCAAGGATATTGCCCGGCAGGCTGCTGTAATCCCACACGTTCCATCCCAGCCACAGGTTGACCACACAGCCGGTCGCAAACTCCAACACTGTCACAATGCAGGCTCCAATAATCACCTGCTGGCACAGGGGCATATCCCAGGGCAATACCTCGTTAATCAGCCCCAGAGCGACAAAACAGATGCCACCCAGGATAAACATAGTCCAGTGGCTATGTCCCCGCCAAATGGCTTCCAGGCTTATGTATATCAGTCCTCCAACGGCCCACAATATGACATACTTATCGTTCCGTCTGTGCCCCATCCGTGCTCACTCCCATCTGTCCGGCTATCTGTGTCAGATACGTCTTAAGCACCTCGCTCTGGTACTCTTCCGGCACATCCGCACCATAAAAGATTTCCTGGACCTCCTCAGCGGTCTGGCAGCCAGCAATCCACATGTTAAGTGCATTGCAATAGGTGGTGTGATATGATACGTGCCACATGGCCGCCTGGATGATCGTCTGCATGTCTGCCGCCGTGTAATACCGGCAGGGTTGCCCATCGGCATGATACTCAATCTGTGCCTGACCGGCGCTGACCTGGATCTGCTTGCCAAACAGGTTAAGCTGGTCCTCGATGGTCAGCGCATAGTGTTCCACGCTGCCATCAGCCAGCGTTACATTGATTCCGGCATAAATAAGCCTCTCGCACTCCGCTGCCACCTCCCTGCGCTTGCCTGCCTGCAGTTCCTCCAGGGTCGGGATGTATGGCTCCGGAGGTTCCCCTGGGCCTTCCGGCGTTTCAGGTGCCTGATACACGCTGCCATCGTTTGAGAGATACACGGTCTGGCCATCGTCCCGATATACCGTATCATAGCCGGTCAGGGTGGTTGCCTCCGTGCCAGCCTCGGTGTAGATGGTGATGTCTCCCCAAGTGATAGGGACTGTGCCTGCAAACTCAATCTGCATGACACTGGATGATACTGGCTGGATGCTTTTGATCTCATACAGCTGTTCTTCCTTTCCAATTCTTATTTTTTCCATTGAATTACCTTCTTTCTTATTTTTGTGTATCATAAAGGGGACCTTGTGGTCCCCTAAACTACAGTTTCTATTAACGCGTTCTCATTGTTTTTCGTTTAACTCCATTAACAACGATTAAGCATAAAGCTGATGACACAAATACCATAAATAAGTATATTAGAACTATAATAGTATTCTTAATTTTTAAATTATACTGATTTATAATGTGTTTTATAATTGTTGCACAGTATGTCTGATTAAGAAAAATAGCTAAACTAAGATTTTCCAGTTTCGCCTTACCCCTCAAAAAATTAATATCTCTGGTTACCGTCACATTGCTAAAAGTTAGAGTTATAGAAGCTGCAATAATAAAAAATATCACAAAATATCCTTGCTCTGACAAATTCATACAGGAATACAGGAAAGTTACTGCATATCCCGCGATCTCTAATATGGACAATACTGTCTTTACTTTAGGTGTTAACTTTTTCCCTCTGATCACTTGACAAACTTCAAAGCAGATACTGCCTAATGCAATCCCCATTCCAACTCTCAATGTACCTTTGTACATAATTCCGCACCACATCTCAATGCCTCTCATGCTTTCAGTCGTAAGCGACATCCATCCCGCACAAAAAAGAACAAATACCGGAGAAAGCACATGCACAAACAAATCATATTTCGTTCTGATAACAGGGTATAAAATCAGCAGGGAAATAAACATTGACGATAAATACCATGCCGGTACATTTAATTTCAAGCTATAGAGCCCGGTCATGTTAAGCATAAACAAATCACTGAAAGAAAAAAATACAATCCTTACCTTATCAAATAGCGAGTTTGAATTCCAAAGGAGATATAAGAACAACGATATAACAAATGAAAAAAGGTGGTATGGAAAAATCTTAATGTATTTTCTCCCAACATAATAAGCCGTTTCTTTTCCTATTTCAAATGATTTTTCTTCCAGTCTTTTCTTTACAGACTGCGCCATTAAAAACCCTGTCACTACAGAAAAAAATTCAACACCAATAGCCCCTTGTGCGAAAAGGCTGATTTTATTAGATATTTGTAAAGGATATACCTCTGCAATATGAAAAAGAGCTATTACAACTGCAAAAAGAACCCGTAATATATCAATAGTCGAATTTCGTCTGTTGCCACAACTTTCCATAAACACCTCCAAGTTATTTATCATCTGTAATATTTTATTATAGCAAATATATTACTCCCTGCCAAGATTCAATTACCATTCCTGGTTACCACAGCTTCAGTATTTTAAGATTATTATTGGCTGTAGCCGTCCTGTTATGGTTTACGTACACGCTCCCGATATAGGTACCGCCAGATGGTAAATAATAAATATTGGTACCGATTACCCCCCTGACACCAGTATTATCGCCTCGATCTGTCTGCTGCTCACCGCCCCCCGGAACTTCCATATTTAAGGAAATACCGCTGGCACCATTCGGTGCGAGTACTGAATGTTTTACTATATATAGTCCCGGCGAAAGCCACAAATTGAATGCGGTAGTCCAGGTTATGGGAGATATCACAAAATTATTGCTGTACTCGGTAAGTGTTATCTTCGGGTTCTTATCGGTATTGAGCACAGTATAAAGGTCCATTAGCACCTTGCCCTGGGCAGCCGACAGCGGCAATTTTGCGTTGTTAGTCACGCAGTTATTCACTATCTGGCCAATCAAACAAACACCGGTCATCCAGTTCTTGGTATCACTGAAAAACTTTTTGACTTTCCCAAGAAAAGTCTTTGTACTTTCGCCAGCCTCTGGGACCGGGAATTCCGTGGTTATGTCATCCAGTGTCTTCACTGTCATCCCGGATATATCCCCGCCTGAGGATTCTGCCTTCTTTTTCAGCGCCGCGTCTATCAAATCTGCATTGTCATTGAAATCCAGTATGTCAATCGGATCCGTTTCCTCTGGTTTCTTCAAATTATAATTCGGTGTTAACTGCATACCCTATGCCTCCTTTAATGTTCTTATTTCGCTCCATGTCATGGGCCTCATCTGTCCCCAGGTATATGGCTTGACTTCTCTCCAGATGGTATATCGGTACTCAAACCGGTACGCCAGATGCGCCGGCTTAATGTCCTCCAGCATTGTCATAAAGGCCTGCATATTGCGTGGGATACCTTTGATTCCAACAAAGCGGATAACAAAAAGGTGATTGGGGTTGTCCTCAATCACCTTTACTTCACCGCCGGAAAATGCCACCGCGGTGTCCTCTATCATCTTCCTGGTCGTGGTTCCCTGTCCGCGGAGCTTCGCCATCAGAATCTCCCGGCGCTGCTCATAGGTCAGAGACATGTTTGTGGCCACACCAAACATCTGCTCCCATCTGGACATCCCCCAGGTGGCTGTCACGATATAACACTGTTCAATCAGCTCTTCCAGGTCATGCTGCAGCTGCCCTACCTCATACCCCTGTGTCCGATATATCTCCGCCATCTCCCTAATCCTTGCCAGGAAGGGTGGCGCATATCTCGCCAGATCCACAAAATATTCCTCTGGTATACTGCTGCTTGAGCCTTCCTGGGAATACTGGCTACGGCCGTATAATGTCTTTCCATACATGCTTTACACCCCCTTCAGGTCATTCCAGGTCAGTGCCTTTTTTTTTAGATAGACACTGTCATGATTATGGGATTTGGCCGCTGCATCCGTGATGCCATATGCGGCCAGGGTGGTTGGATTTGTGCCGGCTGTGACATGGCCTTGGGCGTTGACTGTGACACTCCGGTAGGTTCCGGCTGTTACTCCGCTGCTTGGATGCGTATAACTTGCGCTCGGCGGATCCGCCCAAACCCCATCCCCGCGCAGGAACTGTTCCTGTTTTCCCGCAGCCGGTGCCGGGATCAGACCGCGTACACCAGCTGCGGAGGCCGTTGCCCCTTTCATGTCACTGTAGATCGTGTTATTGTCCGCTCCCCAGGCCGCAGTCCCATCAGCACTCCATCTTAGTATCTGTCCACTAGTACCACCGGAAGGGATATGCTTATTCCCTGCCGTGGTGGGATGCACATACTTATTTGCCCCCTCTGCAATCCCGGCCAGCTTATCAAGCATGGCCTGGGTAATCTTATCTATCACTGTCTTATTACCATGCTCATGGCGCTTGTTATAGGCATCTGTCCAGTTGTTCAGCAAAATCTCTGTCAGCTTGTCCAGCACGCTCTTGTTTCCATGGGTGTGCTTCTTACTGCTCACATCAGCAAGTTCTGCTCTCTCCTCATCCGTATAATCATTGCTGGAGAGCTGTTTTCCGGCAATCTTATCAACCTTCCCTCCCAGGGCGGTCATGATAGTGGCTGCAAAATTGGGGTCATTGCCCAGGGCGTCCGCAATCTCCCGGAAGGTATCCAATGTATCCGGCGCCGCACCGATTAAATCCTCAATCTTTTTCAGGACTTCCACTTTGGTGTATACCTGGTCTTTGGTATAACGGTTGCCCAGTTCCCGGTTTACGTCATCGGCGTTGGCCTTTTTCTCCTCCAGTACAGTATCTGCGGCCCGTAAGGACTGTATTTCCAGGTTTACAGCGTCCGTATGCCCATCAATATTCTCCTGCAGTACCCTTTCCGCGGCCTGTGCCCGGTTTGATTCAGTATTGATTGCGTCTGCATTTGCTTTCTCTGCGGCCTTCGCCCTGTCAGACTCAGCCTTAATAGCCACGCGGTTTACCTGCTCAGCCTCCTGGGCCCTTTCTGCCTCAGTATTAATACGGCCGTCCAGCCGGTTCTCTTCCCGCGCCGCACGGTTAGACTCCGCCTGCAGGTCATTTGCCAGTTTCTGTTCGGCATCTAACGCACGGCTCTCTTCCGTATTCAATGCTTCCTGCGTGGCCACAATGCTGTCCTGTACCCGGTTGATGTCGTCCCCCTCCACAATGTCCCCATCCGTCTCATAGCTGATGTAGGCCACCGGTACATCCGCATACACCCGGACTATCCGTTTCCAGGGCGCCAGGCTGGGTGTGGACAGGGTATATGTTTCCAGACGCTCCCCTGTCAATTTCGGACCGGTGAACACAGCGAAGGTGGCCTCGTTGATGTTGTCGTGCTGCAGCTCCGACTCATACACACCATTGGTAAGGTGGATTTCCTCCTCCACGACATAGGTATTCCCATCAACCTTGTTCAGCTTCTCGTAGAACGTACTCACCTGCATCACATCACCTCCAATGTGACCGTGCCGGTCACTGCAATCTCTTCTTCCGTCAGGGCCATGTTGCCGGATACTCCGTTAAGCAGCAGTCCCGAGTAATCCTCCACGCCCTCGGTCCCCAGCAGCAGGTTTCCGACCCTGGCCAGGCTTACATAGGACAGGTCCAGGGCCTCCTTGTGCAGGTACTCAGTCAGTGCAGCCTGGAATGCATTCTGGACGACACCCAGGTTCATTCCCGTCTGAAGCTTAATGCCGGCTGATACATTGACTGCCTTTTCCACAACAGATGCCACGGTCACATCCGCGCCGATGGGGCGCAGCTCCTCGATATGCTCCCGTACCATCTTTAGTATGCCGGTACCTGCAGCCGACATGTTGGAATCCGCTATAATGACCTTGACTGTCCCCGGTCCGTTGGCCAGTGGAAAGACTTTGGCCGCGCCTACGCCCTCACACTCCATGGCCCAGTTATAATAATCATACCGGTTGCCACTGGTAGAAGGTTTCTGGACCTTTGTCAGATACCGCTCCAGCAGAGCTTCCGTGGGTTCCTCATCGCTCCCGTCCACGATAATTCCCGTCAGTTCTGCCTTTGTGAGCCCCTGGATGTAATCAATGGGGACCAAGGTTCCCAGTTCCCTGCTCCCGGCAGCGCCTGCTGTCTCGCATTCCATGCGGTAAGAACCTTCCTCCATACGGTCTATGGCGACATAATTTAAGGTCCCCAGGGAGAACCGGGAACCTATCTCTATATCAATGTTAAATTCACCTTTCAAAACAGCCTTGGTCGCCGGATGCGGGGTTATATCCCATTCTGCACAACGTCTGATTAGATACTCACGGGTTGCTGTACCGGCGAACATCTGGTCCAAGGTCCAGTCAATCCCTATGTATGCTTTCTGCAGTTCAACCGCGGCAGGCGCAAGGGCCGTATATATGGGGGAACTCTGCCTTGTATCCATTCCCGGGCTGAGATCCTTTACCCTCTGGAGCATCCTGTCAAGGATGACCTCATATGTGGTATCTTCATACACTACACATTCACCTCCCTGGTTGCACCAATATCCCCGTACTGGGTATGGACCGTAAACGTCACGGAAAGTTTCCGGCCGGACCCTTCAAAGGAAAATGCCTCGACGCCTTGTATCCGGTCATCCTGCATCAATGCCTCCTTTATACGCTTCTTTATCTTTGATTTGACCAGCTCCATGGGTTTTCCAAATAGGTCCTTCAATTCCACTCCATAATTCCAGTCATATATGAGCCAATCATACCTCTCTGTGTTAAGGATACAATATATGGCCTGTCTAACCGCATCCTTCCCATCCACATAGCCGGCCAATGTGTCCTCATGCATCTGGAACGCCTTTGAAGGAATCTGATGAACCTCAAAATCAGATTCCAGGATATCTCCCGTCTTCGGCAGCATCTCAAACACCTCCTTATCAATACCGGTCCACCACAAGATACTGCTGCGCCCCTCGTTTCTGTACCAATATAACCGCCTCCCCGCCTTTCAGGGCATTCTTCACCGTGACCGCGACATCACCCACTCCCGGAATTGACATCTGTTCCACATGGTCCGTCAGGTACCGCGGTATGAGCAGCTGGCCGGCTGTGGCGGTTATCTTCTGGTCTATCTGCACTGCCACCGGAGACGTCCCTGTCACAGTCCCTGTGAGTACGCTGCACGGTTTTGCCGCCTCCTCTGCCTGCTGTGAAATGTTCCTTAAGTTTTCAATCCAATCACTATCCACTTATTCCAGCTCCTTTCAATGTTAGGTCCATGGTATGAACCCCCTTATCAATCGAATGTGTGACGGCTTCCACCAGCAGATAGTTTCTAAGCTGCATGTCCTTCACATCCAGGAACACAGGTATTAGGCATCCGGCCCGTACCTTGATATCCCCAAATGCTTTCTTGATAGATAAGCTTTTGGATGGACGGTTGTACAGGCCCAGATACGTCTCCGCTACCTTCTGGCCGTCCACCCCCTTGTCCAGGGACTCGCTCATCTGCAGGACCCCCCACTTGTTGATATTCTCCGTGTGTTTGGTCATAAATACATCACGCTTCTTTGTATCATCGTTATCGCGGAAAAGCTTGATTTGGTTGTAGGTATCCTTATCAATACTCACCGTGAAGTCATAGTCCTGGGCCGTCTCGTCATCAATCATCACATTGAGCTTCATATCCTCTACGTTCCTGAGAGTAAGTTTCCCGACATCGTCATACAGCACGAACATCTTCCCTGTTGCCATCATGGTCAGGTCCAGGGCATTCAGGATAATATCAAACAATGCCGTATCCGGTTCATTCCGGGAAGGTATCGGGTAGCCGGTATCCTCCAGTGTACCTGTCTGCAGATTGAAGTCCCCGGCAATCATCTGGATGACCTCACCTGCTGTCTTATTCTCATAATTGTAGCTGTCCTTGTTCTTAAGGTACCGGAGCTGGTCATAGGCCGTAACCTTGACTTCTCCATCTCTGCTCCAGCTCCGCTCAAAGATGAATCCGAAGAATACCGGTTTCCCGTTCACGTCCAACCGGACGGCGTTCCCCTCTTCGATTTTTAATTTTCCATCTGATAGGATGGAGAAGGAGCATTTTCCCGGCTGCCCCTTGCGTTGGGTCTCCCAGGTTATGTTCCCTTTCACTGCCGGTTCATAGACGGTCTGCCCGTTTTGTATATATACATGCACATTCATTATCTTAACTCCTTATGGCATCACCAGCACCAGGCCAGGGTGGATTAAGTTGGGGTTGCTAATCTTATCCCGGTTTAAATCATGAATCTCCTTCCACCGGCTCCCATCCCCCAGCTGCTTCTTTGCAATGTTCCACAGGCAGTCACCCGATTTTACGGTATATGTTTTTGCCTGCGGCTGCTCTGCCGGGCGTTCCGGTTCTGGGGATGCCGCTGCCGGTATCGGCTGTTCTGGGACTATGGCAAAGTTCATGATTTTCGTCCCATAATGCCTGGCTTCCTTCATGGTGATGGATACCACCAAATCCAGTCCCTCTTTCACATCATCCGACACCTTGTAGTCCTCCAAGGTCACATCCATGTTGGTGTCGAAGGAATCACGGATGACAATGAATTCAAAGGTATCACCGTTCTCCTTAAGGTCCTGTAAGCGGCTGATGAACTCCTCCGCATCTTCCACACTCCCGTCCCACATGGCACATGGATAGTCCATCTGGGGCAGGACCACGTCAATGCTGATTTCCGCCAGGCCCGGGGGACGGGTTATATTTATTTCCTCTCCGTTAATAAGAGTGGCTGTCTCATTCTGGCCGGGATACTTGATTGGGATTTTCTGCGGCGGAATGGGAAGGAGCATGTCGTCTATGTATACCTCGTATGCCATCAGATATGCCCTCCTTCTGCGGCAGATGCCAGGAACTCACTGGTGAACATGGACAGCGCCCGGCCCATGTCGTCGAAATCAGTCTTTTTGGTCAGTGTGTTGTTATTCTTGACATCCACCTTGAGTTCAGCCAGGGTGAAACGGTTGATTACTTCCTGCTCGGCGGCGTCACGCATGTATTTGAGGTCCTCGTCTAGGACATCCATGGAGTCGGCCATTTTAGCGGTGTTTCCTGCCGTATTGCCAGTGTTTGCTGCTATCATTGCTGCATTATCATTTTCAGAGGCCTGATTCGCTGCATCTGCCCGCGCTGCAGTAATTTCCGCCTCCCGTTTCAATCTGGCCTCATCTGCGGCTCTCTCCTGTCTCCCATAGTCCTGTTCCCTGGCTCTTCTTGCTCTATCATTTTCGGCCTTCTTGGCAGCCAAGTCCGCCGCTCTCTGCTTTTGGTTGACCTGTTCTTCTATTGCTGCCGCTGTTCCAAATTCCACATGCTCGATTACCTCAAACGATGTACCTGCAATATTATTGGCAGCATTGATGAGTTTATTTATATAATCAATTGCACCATTTACAAAATTCTGCAGAATCGTAAGTCCCTTCACTTTTAGGTTGCCCAGTGTATTTAATACATTCACTTTGAATGATTCGAACCCGTAAGCCATATCATCAATCTTATTCATTATCATCATCCTCGCATAGCTAAAACCTAGTTTTAAATTGTCCCACGCAGTCAATACGCCATTTACGCAGATAAGCCAGGCCACTCTCAGTCCGCCGACTGACTGTACCCATTTATAAATTGCAGCCACTACCACTCCAATCGCGATTGCCACGGCCAGGATAATCCATGTGACCGGATTTGCCAGCAGGGTTGTCAGGGAGCCGTTAGCAATCTGTATTGCAAGATTCATTATCCCAAAAGCTGCTGCTGCATAAAAAATTGCTGCTGCAACTCCGTAAAATATCGGTCCTATCGTGTCCCAATGCTCATTGATAAAAGATGCCCCCTGGCCAATAGCCTGAATGATTGGCCAGAACGTTTGCAGCAATGTATTTTGTACAGTTGTAATTACCTGTCCGAATGTCATGGGCATTGAGTTGAATTTTTCATTTGTCTCCTGTGCCATATTCAGGAGGGAAGCTTTCACCACCTGGGCTGATACAGCGCCCTTCTCTGCATATTTCTTAATCGATCCTTCTGCCCATCCCATGTTCTGCTCTATGGTCCTGGCGATTCCCGGGGCTGCATCAAGGATGGAATTTAATTCCTCACCCCTTAGTGCACCCGCTGCCATTGCTTGGGACAGCTGCACCATAGCATTAGACTGTTCCTGCGCTGATGCACCGCCAATGACAAACTGCTTATTGACTTGTTCCATGAAGGCGATCAGTTCATCATTCGTCTCAAATGCATTCCCTGCATTCAATCCCATCTTTGCAATTGCTCCCGCCGTATCCATAATTGGCGCTCTTGCTCTCTGGGCAGATGCAAAAATCTTCTGCGTCAACCGATCTGTGGATTGTAGCCCATCATTCATAAGATTCAGCCTGGCTGTCGTCTGTGTGACACTATCTGAAAGAGCGATAACCTTCTGCACGCTGAATGCAGCAGCCATGCTCATCGCAATTCCCTTTATCTTTGACTCAAGTCCAGATGTTGCTCCTACTCCTTTATTGACTGATCGATTAAACTGATCCTGCGCGGTCAGATTGTCACGGATGTTCCTCTCAGCTGAATCCAGAAGGATATTCAGTCTCTGGTAACCAGCATTGACACCCGTAATATCCATACGGGCTACCGCTTGACTTACTTCAGTCTGAGCAGCCTCAATCTGCACCAGTTTTCCTCTCATGGATTCCAATTCACTGTTCGTCCGTTCTGTCCTCAGATTTATGGGGATATTGCTAAGCTGCTTTATCTTATTCTGCAGACCCTGCATCCGGTTTGATGTTGCCGCCACATCATTCAGCATCCCTGGCGGTATGACCTTCATCCTCCTCGCCTGCGCAGAAATTGCCTGCTGTGTCTGATATAACTGCTGTGCCATCTGGTCTGCCGCCTGAAATTCAGCTAAAAAACGGCCTGCGCCTGTATTCATAAAAACAGGCTGCGTAGCCACGCTGTCCCATTTCGGTGGTTCCGGAGGCGGAGGGGGCGGGGTGTTCTGGGCACGCTCCAGTTCTTCCCTGTATAGGGCTACATCGGCAGATGCCTGGACGATCTCCTGCCTCGCTGCATTCCAAGCAGCTGTATCCGCCCCTTGATTTACGGCTGCCTGCGTTGTTTCACATGTCGTCAACATAGCCGACATAGCTCTCGTGATACTATCTAAAGTTGCTGTCATTCGATCCTGCATCTGGATAGATGTCTGTATCCCTGCCAAAAGTCGCGCTCCTTTCCCGAAGGCCTGAGAACCTATCGTTTCCTTCCTTTTCCTCTTCTCAGTCTTTGTGCTTCCTTCTTATCCTTTTCCAATTTTTTTTGCACCGCTGCTATCACATAGGCCTGTTCCTGGATATCCAACCCCAGGAACTCATGCGGCCATTTGTGGAGTTTATGGAGGCAATAGTAGGCTACATTCGCCTCCATATCGCCCCCTTCAATTAGTTTTTTGCTTCATCCACCTTTTCCTGGAAAGGCTGGTCAAACCCGTGATAAGCCTGCACCTGACTCATAAAAGAGTTGTACTCCCCCGGATCATCAATCATCTCTACGATCAACTGCTCTGCACCCATGACGCCGTAAGAGTCCTGCAGCTCCTTGTCATTCAGGTTTGGGTATACTACGCATGCAGCTGCCATTTTGGCCAGATAACGGTTGGCGTTAAACTTTGGCCGGAACATCCCTGGCTTGCCGGTCACCTGCACATCCACGGTGCAGTCATCGCGTAACGCATTATCTTCTTTAGTCGTCAGTGGCCGGATTTCCCATAACAACGGCTTACCATTGTCATCCAAAAATGATGTCGTTGCTGCAATCTTTAAATTCGCCTTAGTTTTCTTATTCTTTTTCAAAAACCTGCTTAAATCTCCCATATTCTTTTATCCTCTCTTTCTTACTGCATTCCCTGCAGGTGGCTGAACTGTTCCGGCATCTCCCAATCCTCGAAGGTAAAATCAAGGTCCTCGTCCAGATACTCCGCATCTGCATCAAACTTGGCCAAAATGCCGCCATCCACATTACAATCCTTCAGGATGATGGTCTGCCGTCCCACACTGGAAGTCGGGTCCTCGTTGGTTATCTGGATATCAAAGTACACATCCTGGCCGGTTTCTTTGTAGCGGTACAGCAGTTCCCGGAAAATACTGGTATTGTAGTGGAAGGTCGCGGAACCGCTACCTTTCCATCCAGTCGTCTTATTTCCTTTCCCGGTCCTCCCCAGAATGGGGATTTCAGACTTTGTTTTCTCTATGCTGGCCTCCAGGTTGATGGCCTGCATAAAATTATAGCGGTTCCCCTCAATTGTGATGAAGCACTCCGCCAGGGATGCGCTCACGGCATCTTTTGCGTTCATTGACTGCATAAATGTATCTCCTTTCTTATCTGGTAATCTTCCCCTCCCTATGGTACAATCGCCTTTAGCTTTATGAGGATGGCTACATCGATAATGTTTCTGACAATGTTATATCCTCACATGTCAGTATTGTCCCTGTTATCCCCATCACCTTTGATATTACTGACGCCGGAATCGAATACATGCGTTCCCATAGGGAAGCTAATAGTTAATACTTGCACCTGCCGCAGCTTATCAAAGAAACATTCTGAAAGGTATGGGGCCAAATCCATGCCTTTCAGGGTCCTTAATTTTTCTAATAGCAAATCACAGAATTCTTCCTTCTGCTTCTTTTCTGGCAGCTCAGGGTTAATCGAACTGGCCAATTCAACCAAATCTATCATTGCCCCATGCCCCTTTCTCAGCTGACCACCACTGTCATATATAACTGCGACATACAGTTAATCGGCGTCACCGGGCAATTCACCACAACAGACCGTTTGCTATTCCCGCGCTCTACCGTGATTTCTTTGGACTCCACATCCTCAATCGCCCGCAGCCTTGCCAGCTCCTTATTGTAGGTCACGATGTCATTCCAGAGGCTCACCCGGCCCGCGTCATCATTTGGCATGATGCCCAGATACTTTGTATTGAACATGGATGCGATATCATTGCCAATCTGGTCCAGGACACGCACTGTCTGGTTGCTCGAAAAGTCCTCGCCTTTTTCCTCCGTGAAGGTTGTCAATGCGTTAATATCCATCAGGACTCGCACATCGTCGCCTACGCGATGGAACATGAATTTTCCCGAACGGACAGCCCTCGCAAGCTGTTCCTGTGTGTAATCCACATCCACCGTGAGTTCACCGTCGTATACGCGGTTCTCGTTGGTCTTATTAACCGCACAGGCAGCCTGCCCCCCGCAGGTCCAGTACACAAGCCCCTGCTCCTGCTCTGCCGCCTTGTTCTCCACAGATATGATTCCCTCATAGTCTGCATCGGCCTTCCGGTACATCACTGTTTGGAACTTCACGCCGGCCTCGTCACGCATCCGCCTCGTATACTCTACAAATACGGCCTTGACCGCATCATCCATGGATGGGCAGCATAATGTCTGGAACGTATGGGACTCCATCCTGGCCAAGAACTGCGCATAGTCCTCTCCGGTCACCGTTTCCCCATTCGTCCCACCAGTAAATGGGATTCCAGCTGTTGCTGCCAAAGCCGCATCCTTCTTGAACACAACGTACAGATTGTCCTTAAGCTCTGCCGCTGTTGCTACGGTCTGACGGTCCACCTCCTTTTTATCCAGCATGGTCTTCACATCAAACCTCGTGCTGTCGTCCACATTGGCGCTGATGACCAGCATCAGGTCTTTACCTCGTACACCACTGTATTTCGCCTGACCATAATCACAGGCAGCCTTAACTCCTCCATTGAGCCGGTAAAAGATACCTTTGGTCAGGTTCCTGAACAGCTCCCTGACCTGCCACATCTGCGGCGCATCTGCCGGATAGCCGAATATTTCCTGGCACCGCTCCTGGTAATCCTGGGCTGTCACAATGAAAGCCTCCTTTTCCGGTCCCCAGCCGAACTCCAGAGGGACTGCCGCCGTCCCGCGTTCTGAAAGTACCGCCACACCGCTGGCAGCACTCACAAAATTGATATAAGCCCCGGGAAGTATTTTATTCTGAGCCGTAAAGCTTCCGCCTCCTAACATCTATTTCACCTTTCCTTTCATGAATTTATCTATTACCGCATCCGCTTCTTTCAACGAATACTTCCTGCCATCCTCCAGCAGGGCACTCACCAGGTCCTTCTTTCCCCGGTAGCACTCCGCTTTCAGTAGCTCCTGTTTTAAAAATGTTGCTTCTCCCTGTTTTGTTTCTTTCAATTCCCAGACCTCCTTAACTGTGTGCTGGTCTCCAGCCCCTCCATTGATGCCTCCCGGGGCTCCGGTTTCTTGACGAACATATTGTAGCTGACAAAGAAGGTGAGCACACCATCCTCTGCCCTGTGACTGCGGCCGGTCCCCCGCAGCAGGCTGCCATCCCCCAATGTGGTATACTCCAGCCCGTCCATGAGGATGTCCGCCGTCCGGTTCATTTCCCGGGAGGGTTGGGTGGTATTGCCAGGAAGGTACTGGATACACATAGCCGTCTCACGATAATATCTCTGACCAATCATCGGCTTTTCAGACGGCTCCAGGAACCGCACAAAAAAACAAGGCTCCTTAAGGCCCTGTTCTACCGCATCTGTGTAAATTTCATACTCATCACCAAACAGCTCATTCAGCCGCCTGGTGACGGCATCCATGATATCGTTAAGCATCAAATACCTCCCGGAGCTTTGCTTCCAGCTTTTTCTCTATCAGTTTTGGGGCAATATTATTAATCTCCTTTTCCGATATGGCCAGCATGAACTTTCCCGGGACCCAGGCTTTTTTAGCGCTTACACCCAAGGCGGGTATATAGCGGCCGGGCGTTTGTCTGTGGCCATACTCTACATAAGAGGCATATTCTATCGGATTGATAATCTCAATCTGATAGTTATCCCCTATCTTCTGGATATCACCCACCATCCAGCTGCGTCTTAATGTTCCTCCCTGATACCCGGCCCAGTATTTCTGTTTTATGGCGCCATTCTTTGACAGAAAGGTCCTTGACTTCCCATCTGCCCCCTTTATCTTTACCGTTTTCGGTCCATCCAGCTTAGGGGCCTTGCCTACCGGTGTCCTTTGCTTGACTTTTCTCAGCAGGCGGGATGCCAGCTCCTGGATGCATTCCCGGTTGAAGGATTCCCGCTCCTGCTCCAGACGTTCTATCTGCTTTTGCAGCTTCTTTATTTCCCGAAAATCAAAACTTCCACCCTTTGCCATTATGCATACTCCTTCCATATCTCCAGAAGAATCTCCTGATGGGAGGAATATACCGCAGCCTTACCACTCTGGACATAACTCTCGGTCCGGCCCTGCTGGGTTACCTCAATCCGGCTGCCTGGGGGGACCACGAGCTCCGGAGCCAGAAACAACTTGATGGTCTGCGCCACACCTGTAACCGTATCACTGCCGGCCACCGGCGCCGTACTGGAATAAGACAAATGGCAGGCTATACCATCCTGTACAAGGGCCTCCTCCTGCCTCGTAACCTTCGTCATAGGGTCCTTTACGGGCCGCATACCATAAATCCGGCACGTTCCATCATAGGTGGCCTCTATGGCCTTTCTGTGCATCCTCTGAGCCTGCCTGACTGCATCTCCCATCATTCTACCACCCCAGCTTCCTGTACCGGTTCAGCTGTCCCTGGTAATCCTTCAGGATACCGCCTGATAATGCGTCTGCCGCATTGGTGAAACTGGTGGATGTGTCTCCCTCTGATATGGATGAAACCCGGGTCGGCGCATCCCCATCCCCGGGACGCTCATACCGGTACAGGTCCATGGCCATCCGGTATGACGTGCTGGTCAAGCCTGCCGGGACTGCTTTTAAGTTGCAATAGTTCTGGATAGTCTCATCTACGTCCTCCATAAGGAACTGCAGGGCGGCATCCTGTGTTGTGTCACTCTCCGGTATCCCTAACAGCCCCTTCAGCTTCTTCAAGTCCATGGTATCCTCCCTTAGGAAATGGTAGCAATGAATACCTGGTCCGCATATGGGAAGGACGGCATAGCCGTGGCAACTGCCTTAATCCACCGGCCGACCGGATCCACTGTGTCATATGGTACCACCACGATATTCCCCACAGCAGACACATCCACATCCGGATTCTTACGGAGCTCCAGTTCTTCGGCCGTGAGTCCATAGAATGTATCACCCAGTTTCCCATCCGGCATCATGATGAATGCGGATTCCGGGAGGAAGCGCGCGGACGAGTATTTCCCTTTCGCATCCTGCTGGCGGTACTGTTTGTCATAGATGGCAATCTGTGGAAGGCTCTGCTGGGCCAGGAAGGCGTTCAGTTCCGCCCTGGTAAGCACCCGGTCACTGTTCACTCCGTAGATTGCGGCGCGTATCCTGTGGTCCCGTAAGATGCGGTTCAGGTTGGTCTTGGATGTAAGGGCCCGCGTTGGCGTGAACCCGGTGTCTTTTACAATCCGGTCCACAAAGACATCCATATCCTCCAGAATAGTGGGGTCACCGCTCCCCCATGTCTTGTCAGCCTTATGCGTGCTCGGAATTCCATAATCAATGCTTGCCTTGAAGCCGTTCTCATTGATGGACAGCTTTCCAGTTGACAGGGCTTCCATTCTCAGGCACTCGACCCTGGTCTTCACACCCGCCACCAGGTTATCCACGTCACTGTAAATCTTACGGACCATCTCCGCCTCTTCCTGGTCATTTCTGGGGCTTTCAAGGGCAATGATTTCCTTCTCGCCCAGGCGGATTTTCCTCTTGATGAGGGCCAGGTCCTGCATGCTGTAATCAGCGCCTTCTCTGGAGCCCAGTTCCGTCTCGGTGTCAAACGCATGGATGTGGGCGGATACAGGGAGGTCGGATGCCCCTTTAATCATCTTGATTTCCATTGCCTCCGTCTTACGTTCCGGGAAAAGCACCTCACCCATGTAGGCTTCGGTCTGCCTTTCCTTTGTATAGTCAATCAGTTCCTGTGGTGTCAATAACTCTTCTACTCTCGGCATGTTTCAGTCCTCCTTATGCTGTAGGTGTGGCGGCCTTGACCTGCAGGCTCCCGTCCACAAAAAACTTAATGAATGGCATCTTTTCCACCAGCTGGTCCACGGCATCAGCCAGGTATTCCCCCTGCAGCCGCTCCGTGTTGACGGAACCGGCTACCATCAGCGCCCCTGCCTGTGGACCATGTGTGACCTCCGTTGTCGCGAAGAGGATTCCTACCGGCTCTGTGGAGAATGTATAGGTATAGGCCCCGGCGCTGCCTCCGCGGGTCACCTTGACCGCTTTCCCATCCTTGTCCAGCAGGCTGCCTGCCAGTACGAACTTCTTCCCATCTGTGTCCGCTGTCACCCCGGTATCCGCTACCGTGCAGGTGATGTTCTCATAGTGCTCATTCCTCAGAAACTCCGGAGAATTATCGTAGGTCTTTTTTACTAAATACATGTCTTTACCTCTCTTTCCTTATTTTGTTGCCCATGCATCCGCATAGGGATTCTTGACTGATTCCTTGTTCAGGCTCTCCGCCACCGTCTTGGCCCAGCCGCTTTCCGATGTCTCACCGGCCTTCGGTTTATATCCGGGTTTTCCACTGCCCTTTCTGGAGGCTCCAGGGGCAGAATCCTTAAACAAGAACGCCTTGCCTTCCTTCAACGCCTTTACCTGCTCTTCAAGGCCCGTGACCTTCCCGTCGTCCCCCAGGAGCAGCTTGCTTTTATCAACAAGGCCGGACACAAGGTCAACGTCATGGGCGGAATCACCGATTGCAAGCTTGATGGCAGTGGTCAGCTTTAATTCTTTCATATCCGCCTCATGTTTCTCTTTGATGGCCTTATTCTCCGCCTGGAGGTCCGTAATCTGTTTCCGGAGCTCCTCGCTGCTGCCACTGGCCTTCTTCAGTTCCTCCAATTGTTTGTCCCTGGTCTCGATGTCCTTCTCCAGCTGTGCTTTCGTGGTGTTGAGGGCCTCCAGGTCCGCTTTAGGGACGTAGCCCTCCAGCTCCTTCTTTGATTCCTGTTCTGCCTTGGCCGCCAGTTCTTCGCTGATTCCTAATGCAACAAATTCCTCTTTTTTCATGGTCTTTTCCTTTCTTTTCGGTATAAAAATAACACCCAGGATAGTCCCGCATGCTTAACACAATTCGTAACCGGTCCGGTGTATGCTTCTTAATATGGCTCAGCCCAATTCTTTTTCATCCAGATGCTTGCGGTTACTCTCTTCATCCAGCTCGTAGGTTTCCCTGAAGATATCCGGCTTACATGGATATATCTCACCGGCTATACCACGGATAATATAATCCCCCACACTGGCCTCATGTACACCTTCCAGAGTCCGAATCATGAATTTCACATCCGGCGTCCCTGCATTTTCAAACCACGCCATCTTGTTTTTGATAGCCTCGATAATCCATTCAGGGTCATCCTCCTGCTCTGGTCCTCCTGTCCATTGAAATGCCTCAATTACCACTGGTTTCTTTCTGTACTTCATTCTTATTCTCTCTTTCCGTTGCGATATCGCAACAAATAAAATACCACCGGCCATTACTGACTGGTGGTTATCTAATACCATAAAACCGTTTTTTCTTCTGGAGGATTTTCTGACTTAGAAAGCCTTGCAAGTTCATATCTGACATGCGCCGGAGCCATCATCCCAGCCCTGTCGTGTTCCACAACCTCACCATCAGACAGGCGCATCCTCATAAACCCCTTTGGTTCTCCGCCTTCCGGGTAATAATCCGCCGATATATCATCCTGGGTTTTTTTTATGTTTTTCAAGACTACCATAGTATTCCAACACCTCCTTGTTATAATCATATTTCTGTGATGCCAGCTCATGGGCTTGCTGATGCGATATTCCTGGGTTTCTTCTCTTGAGTTCCATTTCCAGCAGCTCATGCTCAATCAGAGTCCTGTCATGCGGCTTAATGTCTTTCCCAATCATGAGCCTTTGCCAGCTCTGGGCAATTGCACAATCCGGGTCAAAGCGTCTCCGGACGCCCGTATCCGGATCGGTTAAGGATTCAGCCTCAAACAGATATTCCTTGATTTTTCGGATGTCTGTCTCACTCTTCCCTAAATTCCCGGCTATCTTCCCGGCATCCGTTGAGAAACCTCGTATCTCGGCATAATACATTTTCGCAAAGTCTTCTGCCTCTTTGCTGAACAGGTCTGTAATCCGGGCTCCTGACTTCATTATATCAGGTTCTATTCCCTTTTCAACAAAAAACTTCCTTTCCCAGTCCTTATACTTTAAATCCGCAGGTACATAATATGTTTCTCCATCCCCATCCCTGGCAGCCCGCTGTTCCCCTTCTGTAAACTCATCGTCAAAGTACGGCACTGTGGTGGACCTGCAGTTGGGATGAAAAGGCGGTGCCGTAACGCCCACCTTGTAATCCTTCATGTCAAAGACCTTGCCGTCCATATCCCTACATATGTCAGAGGTCTGGCCGTCCAGCGTGGCCAGGATTTCATACTTCTCCACTCCCAGCCCCTTCAGGCAGTCCTTTTGGGCCGCTGAAGAGATGGCGGCTGACTCAGTCATGATGAGGCGCCCGGCCTGGCTTCGGCTGACCTCCATTGTCTTTGACAGGCTGTCTATGGCCTTCTGGGGTGAGGCTCCACGGATGATGTTCTGCGTCAGCTCGGTATGCAGGTTCCTGACCAGTTTATCCTTATTGGTCCAGATTCGGCTTGAGAAATCTTCACCGTCCTGTGCCCATGGTCTTTTAATGACGATCTCTATCTTCCTATCATCCAGCCGTGCAAGATTGGTACCCACCCCGGTTCCCTTCGCCGCCTCAAAAGCTGTTCGGTAATACTGTTCCCTATAGGCCTTATGAAGGTAATCCGTCATCCCACCTTCAAACTCCGTTGATAACAGTTCCGCATGCTGCTGCATCTGGAGCTTCATTGCCTCCAGGTAGGATATGTGGCGCCGGGCGGATGCATTCTCCAGTTCCTTCATCCAGCGCTGGTCAACGGCATTTTCCTCGCCGGCTTTTATGTAATCCTCGACCGTCCACTTGAACTCCTCCAGTTCATTCTTCTTAAGCAGCTTTTTAGCGCCCGCATAACTAATATCGTTGTTGTCTGCCAAGCGCTGGTACCAACGCATAATATCCATCTGTATGCTGTTGGTCGCACGTATGTATTGTCTCTGGACATCCTTGTAGTAAGCAGCACTACGTTGGTACTGGTCATCCTCCAGGGAAGCCATGCGTTTTCCCCAATAGTCCTTATTCTTAGCCGTGGAGCTCACCTCCCTTCATTGCTTTTTGTCCCCCTCCGGTCTATAATGTATCTACAGGCACTGGCATGCTCTTAAAAAGTTGGGACTTTAGCTATTTGAATTAGAAAGCGAATAAACAATCTGTTGAACATCCTTTAAAAGTTCTAAAAGTTTATTCGCTTTCTCCAAAGCATCGTCCAAATCCTTTGTATCAATTTCTATCTTAATCTGTTTCTCCATCCCCCTCACCACCTTTCTCTTCCTGCTGCCCTCCCTGCTTAAAGGCTTGCTGGTAGATATCCTCCTTCTGGACATCTTCCTCTTCTTCCCTCTTCAGCTGCTTTTCTTCCTCTTCTGCATTTTCCACCCATGGGTGGTTCTTAAGAATGGTCTTATGGGAGATGATGCCCACGCTCTTCGTAGCAATGTCAGCCAGTTCCGATTCGCTTCGGATAGCTGTCCTGGTCCAGGTCTGTGTTATCTGTTTACACTCAAAACCCAGATGCCGGCAGATTGCACGTACCAGCCGTCCGAAACCAAGCTTAAACTCCGTCTCCATCAGGCCCGCCTTCAGCTCCAAAAGAGAATACAGGTATTTAAGTGCTTCCCCTGAAGTATTGCCGAACTTCTGCGGGTCCGGATCCACACCCATTCCCTGTTCAAAGATTGCTTTCCTGGTAATCTCCAGAAATTTCTCTCTGGCCTCTATCGGAATACTGATAGTCAAGGCCTCCACACCACCGCTCCCTCCAGAGCCGTCAGTCTCAACCTTAATTGCCTTGTATTCTTTCAATTCCGCAATGAAAGACTTAAGGTCCTGGCCCCCATAGTTAGTCAGTATAAATATGATTTCCTGCGTGTCCTCTAGGTCATTTAAAAAGCCGCTGAATACCTTGTCATAGGCATCTGACAGCAGCTTTATATTGGTTAAATCATCTGTGGGAATATTATTGTTATAAAATGGAATGAATGGCACCTCTCCAAAACCATGCTCAAACACATTCGTCTGCTCCACACTCTCATCCGGGGAGCCGGTCAGCTCATACACGTTATACGGCTCCAACCCTGTTTCAGAAATGGAACTGCTTTTCTTTTTATACACATAGCATTTTTCTGCCGTCCAATACTCCCACACATAGATGACCTTACCGTCAATAACATCCCTGGTTTTATAGTTCCGCAGCACGGCATCCAGCTGGCGGTCCAAGTCCGCGGAATAGACTGGGATAATCTGCTTTGGGTCAATAACCCCATACTTCCACTGCCCGTCATCATCCTTCCAGTAGTGCAGCCACGCCACCTTGCAGTTTGAGGCCTTTATGCATAGGTCCTTGCATACCTTGGCGTATTTATCCCCCAGCAGGTCTGCTATCTGCCTATTCGCCTTTTCATTTCCCACATCAAACAGCGGCGGCGCCGAAAACATATAAGCAGCCTTCTGGTTGACCAGCAGGCCGTGAAAGTTCCGCGGTATCCGGTTATCCGCATTTCTCAGCGGGTCATTGTCCCGGTTCTTCCCTATACCAAAAAGGATATCATTCTTATTCTCATAATACCGTTCTGCCGCCTTGGACTCCCGGACAAAACGTCGGTGCCCTGCGGAATAGCTCCTTATTAGTTCCTTTACAATATCAATCGTCATGGCCTGTGGCATCCCACCACCTCCTTTACTTTAAGACCGATATGCTGCCTCCTTTGAGGTCTGATACCTCGTAATCATCCAGTCCATACCAGATAGCGGATAGTGTATGGGGGTCAATATTGAATTCATCCTCAATGATTTCCCCATCCTTATCCACGGCAAATGTCAATTCCTTCAGCTCATTGATGATGTTCTGGCACCGCTCTGAGCATACAATACTCCTGAACCGCTTGACCTTTTTGGTGTACACCTCCCGGGACCCCTGGAACTTCTTACAGGGTTTCATCCGGAATCCCTGTTGTTTGTAATATCGGATTGCCTTTGGTTCTGCGCAGTCAGCCTTTATAAGTATGCCCTTCCATTTCTCTATGTCCCGCGCAATCTCCGGGTCTGTCTTATCTCTGGAATAATATTCGTCATACAGATAAAGAATTTTATTATTGTGGTCTATCATCATTCGTACCACAGCATTGTAGGAGGTCACGAAACCAAAGTCCATTCCGTTCTTTTGAATCGGATTGGTAATCCCCTTTATGCATTCAGCAATTTCTCTTTCGGTACGTACTTCAAACTGCGGGAACACCAGCCTTCCGTTAATACCAAAGCGCCCTTTCCTGGCCACCCGGTACAAGTCTGGATCATGCTGCTGCAACTCGTCCAGCTGCTCGATGTAATCCGCCGGTACAAAGTAGTTGTCATCCACAGTGCTGTGGTGATAGTACGTGTTGCCGACCACCATTATTCGGTTCTGATACAGTTCCTCATCATCCAACACCTTGTAGCCGGCTGCCTTGTCCTGAAAAAAATACTTGTAAACCCAGTTGCTTTTGCTGACAGGGTTTGTGGACAGAATAATGTGATTGCTGAGGGTCGGATGACGGAGACGTCCCAGAATCTCCTTGATTCCTGCATACTTGACTTCGGAACACTCCTCTATCCAGACGATACTGACACCATTCAGGGATTTCAGCTTTGCCGGCTTATCCATGCCTTTGAAGATGATGCGGCTGCCGTTCCTGAAGCGCACCTGCATCGGGGACGTGGTAAACGTGATATAGTCCGTCACCTCCATGGCCTCCGCCACTTCCATCAGAAGGTCGTAGCAAGAATCCCGGATGGTATCGAATACCTCGCGGACCACCAGGGCCTTGCGTTTTTCCTCCAGCAGCTTCTTAATCAGCTTCACGGCAATATGGTAGCTCTTAGAACTGCCATAACCGCCAACAGTCAGATATATCTTATGGTCCCAGTCATGGACGAAATCAAAGAAATGGTCATTCAATACAAATTTTACGTTGTGTACATCAGCCATGTACCTCGCCTGCCTTCTCAAAGGTAATCTGGATTGGCTTCTCTTCGTCCTTCTCAACCTGGGACTTCAGAACTGCAATCCGCGCCTTCTGCTCCTCACTGGCCAGCTCCCAGTTTTTATGCAGGAGCTCATCATACTGTTTAATAAGCCCCTCCAGCGTTTTCTGGGCTCTGGCCTGCGCCTGCAGAAAATTGCCCTGCTTGTCCCAGGCCTGCTGCACCTCCCAGCGCTCCTCTGTGACTGTCTCGCCGTCCTTATGGCCTATCTTAGTGATGGTCACATCCTTCTGGTCCCTCACATACATGATGGACTGTGCCCGGATGATGGCAGCATAGGCTATCTGCACCTGGTCCCAAAGGATGTCCAGCGGGTCCGTGGGCATCTCCTGGATAATGGAAACGGTCTCCTCAGGCAGGTACTTACTGAAGAAACCGTATTTTTCTGCGTTCTTATTCTGTTTCGGCGCCCCATGGCCAACAGCATTTTGATTACCTACAGGAGCCCCTTTATGATTAGTAACGTTACCTTTTGCATTTGGTAACGTTACTTTATCCCACTTGTCTTGATTTTTCCATTTACGAATCTGTTCTTCTGATACCTGCAACTCAGCAGCTATATCTTTCAACTGGCGTTTCCGCCCACTGTCCAGCCATAGCTGCAGTGCTTTGTCCCTGTTAGTGCTCCTGGGTCTTGGCATAATCACCACCTCTTGTCATGGCATAATAAAAGCACCTGCAAGTATCCGCAGATGCAAAAAAATCTTATAAATATCTATATTTTGCTTGACATATACGTACGTATATGCTATAATTAAATCATAGAAAGGAGGTGATACGGAATGGATAAACAAATAGGCAAGCTAATAAAAGTGGTTCGAGCACTTACACAGCTTGCCTTAGAAATTGGAACTCTCATAGCAGTCATTAAAATGATTGTAGAGAGTATCCGCTAACCAAAGGGGAGGGAAACCTCCCCATCTAAAATATAACACATATCCATTCTAAAAACAATATGAGAAGAAATGTAAAAAACCTATTCCATCTTATTGTTTCCATCCTTTGGCTAATTATCATTGTCATTGGTTTAATCAAACTCTTATTTTAAGGAGGCCTATCATGCCAGAAGAAAAGAAATATGCGTCTCAGCAAAAACACCTGCGCACCAAATATGTTCGTTTCCCTCTCGACCTAAAGCCTGATGTCCTAGAGGCATTCAAAGCCAAATGCGACGAGTTAGGAACCACTCCCACAACGGAAATCAAAAAATTTATAAACACTTTCATTTCTGAGGATGAGGCGGCCGATTAGGCTGCCTTTCCTTTGTTTGTTTTGGAGTATGGAAAGAGCCGCCCGGAGGTGGACCCTAATTTTATAGTATGTAATTAACAACGACTGACAATATCATTTAACCACGAAATCTGACTTTCAAGGCTTCGCTTCTTTGCCAACAGCTCTGGATTTTGCTCTAACTCTCTAAAACTCTTTAAAGCATCATTTAGTTGCGCATAAGCTTCCTCAATTTTTGAATCGCTCCCAAACTTTTTTGACAATTCCCACAACACTTCTTTTTGGGCAACATCTTCTCTTTTTTTATTAAAGAGGTCTTTTAAATCTTCATACTCTTCTAGCTTCTTATTTCTCAAATTTAAATATTCATTTTTTATGTCGCTCAAAAACTCCTGCCGATTAATATCTGTCCAGCTTTCCATGTAAATACCCCACAATCTTTTTCTATTATCATACACCAAAATCTGACATAAGAAAATCCCCTGCCGAATTTTTATCTGGCAACACATTTAGAACCTCGGTAAATTCTCATTAATCTCTTTCACAGATTCTTCTGATATTTCATTAGCACATACTTTCTCATTAACTTTTTTCTTCTCACTAAGCAACAGACTAATAATTATACTAATAAATCTATAAGAATTACATGCAAAGTTAAAAATAATCCCTATCCATAAAAAAATCACTATCTTCAATACTTCTTGTCCAAAATCTTCACTTAGATAAAGTAAAACTGACAACAAAATACCACTAAGCCCAGACAATACCACACTTTTTATTTTACCTACGAACACATCCATATTGGCGTTTTCAATAAAATATTTGACCATAGTATCATTTTTTGCCGATATTAAAGAAGGGATTAAAAAACCAAATATGCTGATAATAATTGACATGCACGTTATCAATGCTGTAAGCATATCACTGAATAACGAATTTTTACATATTTGTAAAATCTGGATTTTTTGTTTGACTTCGGCAAAAAGTAAAATGCTTATTATAGTCATTGGAATTATTAAAGCATAATGCGAATACCAAAAAGCATGAAAATCTCCTTTACCCCCTGTTTCATTCATTTAACCTCACCCTTTTTTTAATAAATTAGCTATTTGTGCCCTTGAGCCTCCTTCACTATATTTTTTAGACATCTCTTTAGAAAGCTTATAGAAGGACAACTCCCCTCTTGGCGGAACCTTATAATTAATCTTATCATTTAAGATATTTTGTAATAAATCAAATACCTCCGACTTTTGATCATCACTCAATGTTATTCGGGCAGAAGAAATTAATTCACGGTTATCTCCACTCCTTATTTCCCGAACTATTCCTTGCATCGTTTCAGCCTCCAACTCATCATGATGACCATAATTATATCCCAAGCCAAATTCAAGATGTGCCGTCTTGCATTCCACCTGGTCACATAATTTAATAATGTCCTCAAACGTTTTGCTATTCTTAGATACTAAACCGCGGGTATTAGCAAAACGAACATCCAGTTTTAAAAATTGTTTTTTTAGCAAATCAACATTGTCATAGTCATAGTCAATTGGTCTGAAATAGCATAGATTACCATCCCCAATAAAACTATTCACATAGCTTTGTAAAGCAAATGTTCCATAACTACCTCGATTGCATTGAACCATTGCAACATGATATCTTGGATCATACAATACAACTGTATTCTTCCCAATATACTCATTTTCTCCAAGATCCACATGGCGAGCCATTGTGTCTGGAGCCAATACATATGTATTACTTACAACATCTAAGCGCATAAAATTCAATACATAAAACTCATCATTATGCACTAAAGCAATATTTTCAAGGCGCCCACTAATTCCATCAATATCTTTTATACGATCTTGCAACGAAAGTGATTTTAGCCTCCCTATCCATTCACGTAAATCATAAGTATATTCCGTTGTTTCATCTCCTATAATTGTACACAGCTGATAATACTGATACTTAATAGTAACTCTTTTTCCATCCATATCGCTCTCCCCAATTCGACGTTTTTCTTACATTATATCACACACCGAATGGAAAGAATATACAAATATCCCCCTCCCAATTCCACAAATCTTACAAAAACACATCCATATCTTCTCTTCGTAACCAAAGCATAGAACATATGTTCGATAAAGTCAAGGGTAAAATAAAAGGACACCCTACCTCTAGGATGCCCTAATCGTATCTGGAAAACGTCATGGGGGATAAAACCAGATACCTCACCGCTTGCGTACCCTGCGGCATTGTCCCGTTAATGTACAGGTCTGTCTTATGAGGGATTACACAAAAACCGGCTAATCAGCCACCAGGCTGTAACACCTGGCGGCCGTTATTTGTGGGGAGGATGCAAAATCAATCAGCTTTCCGCTTCATCCAATTCTGCATATTACAATTATAAATCATCCAAACGGACATGACAAGGACACGATTTTGACACGCTCCTGTCAAGTATCTAATCCAGCATGAGGGCATCAGCCCCAAAGAGATATACACTAAGAATCCCCGTAAGTTCCGTTATCCACCGCCTGGCTGTCCGCTCTCCATATCCGTAAATCTCTGCAATACTTTCGTATGTCATCCCATCCAGATAGAAATACTTGAATGCCAGATACTTCTCATGCGTATTCTTCCGACACTCCTCATCCTCCAGGAGCTTCAAACACTTGTCTATGTGTCCTATCATGACAATACTCCGGAGCTTGCTCTTGAGGATACTGTTGATAAAGATATCTTCCTCTGTGAACTCCTCCAGTTCATCGCCATTATCCATGTCGGACAGTTCTGCCACTCCCTCCTCCACGCTCTGACAGATGCGGTTATAATTCTCCATCAGCTTCTTGGTGTTCTGGAATACCTTTATTCTCTTTTCCCTCCGGAGTTGCTTCTCATGCTCCTTAAGGGCTTCCCTTGCGGCCAGCCTGGCCACTTCCTCCAATGCTTCCGTCTGTTTCACCGGCCTCACCTCCTCCCGCATCCAGCCACGGGCACGCCCAGCACCCGTACCGTATCCTGCCCTTGTTGTTGCGCTGGCCATCACACCCGCGGCGCCCGTTGTCTATGTAGCACTGTCTCATAATACCGTATCACTCCCTTCGGCAGCCTGCGCAGCTCCGGAACCGGACAGGCCGCTACAGCTGATGCCCGCAGGACCTTGTTGGCCTTGGCCTGCCCACTGCTCTGCCATCGCTTTTGCTATACCAGGAAATGTTTTTGCCCTGTTTTTTGCATCTTCACCACGCTTTGCGGCTCCATACTTACTCCGGTCTCTTCTTCCAGTTCCGGCTGGCACATATGGTCCAACTGATTGTACAATGTCTGTAGGCTTAAGCAATGGCAAACCTCGTAGCCATAGCCTTGTTTTCTTGGTATACGGATGACCAAATTGCCACGGCTGTATTTCCTGGCTATGCGGCGGCATCTGGAACACCGTGCTTGATACTGGATTTTCCACGGCAATTTTGGGACAATCTGCGTTCAAAAATCGGAGGAAGAAGGATTTTGCTTCCAATCCCTTTTCGTAACGTTCCTGGCTTAACTGCCCTTTTTTGGGATACAGTCGGCAGGCCCCGGCATTGCTCAAATATGTACATGGCGGAAATGCAATTATCATATCACACCGTATCTTAAGCAGTTCCAGGGCATCCACCTGTAAATGCCATTCTGGATGGCCGCCGCTACACGGTTCTATGTCACAGCTATAGGCTTCATTCCCCAACTTCCGTAACTCAATCGTTACCGCTTGTGATTCCTCACACGCCACCAATATTTTCATTTCCTAAAAGGTTCCGCATATGCTTTCCCGGCCGGGGAACGGCTCCTTTCTTAGTTTTCAAAATTTTAATTTATCTCTTTCCTGATTGCTTCTGACAACTCCGTTTCCCGTCCATAACAGCCCTCTATACATCTAGCAGCACGTTCCAACAGTTCCTGCCTTTTCTTGTACCGGATTTGCAAACAAGCTATTTCAGCCAGTTGCACACCAGTCAAAATCTCTTCCGGCTCTAAGCCGGTTGCCTCATAACGTGATAATTTTTCCAAGCTGTTTATGGCCTCTTCAATGGCTATCGTTGACGCATTTGGTGTCCATTTGCAACCTTGTTCTGGCATTCCCATATATCTTTCTGCGCGCTTTAGGTTTTCAATTACTTTGCTTTTCTCCATTTGGACTTTCTCCTTAAATTTTAATTATCCTTAAAAATCTCCTCGATTGCGTCCTTATCCTCCTGGTCCTGTTTAGCCTCTGCGTAGCATGTATCGCATAGTATAGGACCACCATGTATATCTGTCCTCTCGCAACAATCACCGCTGCCGCACATTTCGCAAAAAAACATACTGCTCCTTCCCGGTTTTCCGCCGTTAAATACTAATTGCGGCTTACTACCCTTACTCCATAATACCTATCGTCAACACTACAAACTATATCTCCATAATGCGTGAGCATCATATGTCCATCCAGTCCAATCACAACACCATAATCTTTAAAATAGCTGTCTTTTTTCACATCGACTGTTTTATTTGTCTCTTTATCATATACTTCCAGAACCATATTGCCTCCATTAAAATGCTAATTTCGATATCTAAATAATCTCTTACGACAGTCTGTGCAATACGCAAATTTTCCGATATCCGTATAATTCAATGGTTCATGCAATTCGCCATTTTCTCCCTCATTGCCATCAAAACGATAATGATATTCGATATTTCCTCTGGCGCGCTGATTAATGTAAAATTCTTCGCTCCCGCAGTACGGACATTTTTTAACCGGCGGATTTTCTATAGGGTAAACAATTTTCAAATCAACTTTTTTCATTATTTTCCTTTCTCAGGTTCTCCTGGAAATTTTAATTGTCAGAAACAAACCCATCCTCAAAAAGGTTCATCTGTCCCTCTATATTCTTGTCCTCCATCCACCAAGAAAATACCTCTTTCCCACTCTTCCGTACTATATTTTTCCCTCGTCTTTTTAGTTCTTCGAGCATTTTATCGAACGCTAAAATATATGCCTTTTTATATGTCGGAAAATCAGCAAATTCTTTCCATCTGTATTTACCTGCCATAGGGCAACCAATGCAACCGACTCGATCATAGCCGCATTCATATAACGTATTGGTGACAATATGTTCCGACTGTATGTAATCCCATACGTCTCTGTGAGTCCAGTCAATAATGGGGTTTACAACCATTTTTCCTTTTAGGTCGCACTGCTCAATAAGTTTCCTCTTGGTGTCATTATCATTCATCAGCATAATTTCATCCGTTGCGTGGAGTCTTATACTTGGTGCTGATATACTCCCCCATTCTCTTCGCTTTGTGCTTTCATCCCATCGAACACCTGTCGAAATGAATCTTTCTTTCCCATATGTTTCTTTCAGGACAGAACAGCAATATCTCACCAGCCTGGTGGGCGGCATGAGCTTTCTTGGAATTAAATTCCACATCGTGGTCCTGCTTCCATTTGGCTGTATATGATAATCAATGCTGCACTTAATTCCCTGCAATTCCAATTCTGCAAATACCTCTCGTATATGCTTTACTGTTGGTGGTGCATCTACAGTAGTGTGGCTATTGGCAATTTCAAATGGTACTCCTGATCGTCTGAATAATCTTAACATTACATCGCTATCTTTACCCCCGCTGTATGTACATACCAATGGCTTCCCATAATGATGCAGGGACATTTCTGATGCCATCTTAATTCGTTCTATTGCCTTTTTTTCTAAGTCCATTTTTCAAAAAGGAGCCAGGATATCCTGTCACGGTGGCCACCGCTCCGGCCTCCCTTCTTAATCACTCAAATTTCGATTTATAATATCATTCGTTCCTGATACATCTCCCCGGCATGCATCCGTAGTGTATGTGCAGCTCCGTCCGCCGCCTGGTCTTGATATATACATGGTCCCCGCTTATCTCCTGCCCGCATTGGCTGCAGATGTAGACCGGGGATTCCGGTTGTTTTTTTTTTCTTTTGCCTTAGTCATTTCTTAATCCCTTCATAGCTTCCAGAAATGTACATGACCAGATGCAGGATTAGTCCAGTGCAGAAGTCCTTTCCTCTGGTTTCAAATAATTCTGTGGCCTTTTCGCTGCATGACTTCCTGCCTTCAACATCAGCCATATATTCTGCCAATTCTTTGAGATCTATCTCATTCACCTTGATTTCTCCTTTTACTTCTAGCCTCCAGCTGGTCCATCAGATCCTGGAGCATGTGCAGCACCAGCGGACAGGATTGATACCGTTCCCGCAGCATTTTTTCCTGCCGCACCACATCCTCCCATTCCGGCGACTGCCAGTCCGGGGGATCCTTATACCGGCGCCAGAACCCGTTATAAACATCATTGCATATCCCCTTAACATCCTGATCACTCAGGATTACCACATCATCCAGGTTCATAGGCTTTCCACCCTTACATAGATTCCTGGCCGTTCTGCCCAGTACTTACAGATCACCTCGCTGGCTACTTGCGCATCATCCTGCCAATACCTCAGGTCCGTCATGACGTCCTTAAGCATCTTGACCAGGTTATCCGTATCTGGCCTGCTGGTTTTGTACTCACCATCATAGTGATTCCCCTGGAGAGGGAAGCACCACCAGGTTGTCAGGCGCACCGCCCCTTGGAATGGTTCTATGGGTATATGTCTGGACATGTGCGCTCTCAGCTTCGCCCTGGCCGCCTTCAGTCCTGCCGGCTCATAGAATACCGGTTTCCCATTCACTACATGTACCTGCTTCTCCTGATGGGTACAGGCGGGCGGCTCCATTGCCATGAAGAAATCAATCACCATGATAATCAACTCCCTGCCATTTCCCCGTATCGGAATCATATGAGACAGCCCCAGACTCTTTCACGTTGTTCCATACATAATTCCACACCACTGGATTTTCTAACAACCATTTTACAACTTCGCTATTCTTGATGTTAAATTCCTTCCCTGGGATGGAATGTCTCAGGGGTGGCATTGTTCGTGCAGCGTCTAACATCTTGCTTCGTTTTCTTTTATCCATATTTGTCTCCTCTTCATGATTGTTAAATTTTTATCAATTTCTTTCGTTGTGAAAATCTCTTCTGTCAAAGGACAGGGGAAGGAAGGACGGCGGGCAGCGCTTAAGCCCGCCTTTCTTTCCCCCTTTGACCGTCAGGGAAAATGCCATAATATATATTTATAATATATAGGCTTTTCCTTCCCTTGGAAAAACTCGGTATTTTCTCGACTTTTTCCCTTAAAGGGAAATTCTCGGTAATTTTCGAGTTTTTCACTTTAAGAGGGAAAGGGAAATTTATCGAATTTTTCCTTTTAAGGGAAATTGTTTCCCTTCGAGTTTTTCCTTATAAGGGAAGCCCTTTCCCTCCGTGTTTTTCCTTCTACTTTTTACCCACATTCCCCTCATCAATCCAGAATCCGCCATGCTCCTTTATCCGGTTCCGGACTGTTTTTTCGGTCGTCCCCATGCTCTCCGCAAGTTCCTTCACGGTCACTTTCCCATCCTGATTAAAGCTTTTTAAGGATTCATACTGTTCTTCCAGGCTATCCATGCGGTCCTTCTTGGCCTGCTCCGGCGTCCGTTTCTTCTTGAAATTTTTCTGCCAAGATGTCCCGTCCGCCTCTGGCTGTATGTCACTCAGGATGCCCACGGTATCCACTCTATGGCAGGGATAATCAAACCATAGGTTGACCGCGGGGAACTTCGGAAACTCCCTCAGCGTCCCTTCGATGCGCCAGGCTGACACAGCCCTGGCCCTTATCTTAGCGGTCTCCACAATGCGCTGTAGGGTTGCCCATTGCCACTTGTCCAACTTGTTCTCGCAGTAATTTAGCATCTGATAACTGCTGCATAAGTCGTCCTGTGATAGGTCGTCATCCCATTTGAAATGAGCATCCAGATACTGCTTGCAGCCCGCACACACTGCCTTGTTCTCCTCGGCCTTAAGCACATCCTCAGACAGTTCAAGTTCTATCATATCCAGCATGGCGTCCGGGTCGCGGGCAAATACACCAGAGCCGGACGCCCGGTCCATGGCTTTCTTGCTTCCCTGTCCACCCTTACTATGGTGATGGCAGTAGATAACCGCCACCCCCAGTTCCGTACAGACTTTATCAAACTGGTTACAAAAATTAGCCATCTGGTCCGCACTATTTTCGTCTCCGGTGATGACCTTATAAATGGGGTCAATCACAATGGCTATGTAGTTCTTCTTGGCAGCCCTGCGTATGAGCATCGGCGCCAGTTTGTCCATAGGCCGTGATTTACCACGCAGGTTCCAGATATCAATGTTCTTGAGGCTGTCCGGTTTCCATCCCAGGGCCTGGTACACATCCTTGAAACGATGCAGGCAGCTGGCCCGGTCCAGTTCCAGGTTTACATACAGGACACGCCCCTGGGTGCACTTCCAGCCCAGCCATTCTCTGCCCTCCGCAATGGCTATACACATCTCAATCTGCAGGAAGGACTTTCCGGCCTTTGATGGCCCGGCTATGAGCATCTTATGGCCCTGCCGCAGCACCCCGTCAATCAGACATGGCGCCAGCTCCGGAAGGTTGTCCCAGACATCATCCAGACTCTCTGGATCCGGCAGATCGTCATTGACAGACTCAATCCATTCCTTCCATTCGGTCCAGTTCGCTTTTCCAATATTGGTATCCATCAGGAACTGCTTATGTTCCCCACGGATAATCCCTGGCATCCTGGACAGCCTGGATGGGTTACGGTTCTGTGGGTCTATCTCCAGGCCATTCTTCCGGCAGATGTCGTACAGGTAGTCCACGCGCTTCCGGTATTCCGTATAATCTGCGGCATCTACCCGCACAATGGCGTGCAGGCTTTTCCCTCCACTGTGCACAAGGCAGGCTACCGGAAGCTCCAGCTCCCTGATGATGGCATTCTGTTTTTCAATGTCCATTCCATCTGATTCAACCAGTGAATACCTATAGTCTGCCACATTGGCATCACGGACACCTGTTCCATCCATGGGATTGAATCGTATCCAGGCCCCTCCCGCTGGGTTATAGTCCCCCAGTACTTTCCCGATGTCCCCATCACAGTTTGCCAGGGCCTCAATCAATTGGCCTGCCGTACGGTCAAATGAGCCTTTATCCGTGGGTTTCCATCTTCCATCCTCCGCCTGGTAGCTCTTAACCACATAACCGACATTCTCACCGGCTTCAAACAGTGTTTCCAGATAGGTGATAAGCTGCTTCACCGGGTCCCATCTGCCGGGCTCCTGTATCTCCCGGCCTTCCACCCAGTTTTTATCTACGATAATCCCTTCGGATGATATGGCGTCATCCCAGTCCAGTGCATGTCCCGGGTCATAAGGAGGTGTCCAGCCCTGTTCCCTGGCGTACTGGACAATGGTACCGCCCGTCACTGGTGTTCCATGGCCATGGAAACCAGTCCATTTCTTCTGACACTCACCAGGATGATACCTGCCTGGGTCCCTTTGGCTCCATGCATCCCAGATTTCCACGCTGTATCCCTCCTGGTCCAGGGCCATCCCTACATTCAGCCATTGCTGGTAATCCAGTTCCGCTGGCTCTATGCTGTTTAAGACCTCCAACAGGTCATACTGGTTATTCTCCATGGCTTACTCCTTATCTATCAGGCACATACTCACTGGGGTTTATCCCCCTTGGGGCCCCGGTCCATCCTGCCGCTGCTATCCTGTCAATCATGTTTTTGCCTGCCTCAAAACTCCAGGTTCCTACATGTTGGAACCCATATTTTTCAAGACACCGTATCTGCTTCGGCGTAGTCAGTCCTTCCTCCTGTCTCTTATGGAGACGGTCCAGTATCATGCTGGCCTTTCCAGCATTGTCAATATCATCCGGGAGAATACCCCGTTTTTCCAGTTCCTTCTTCTGGCTATCGGACGGAGGTGCCAGTTCCCATCCAAATGCAGGAACATATCCGGCAAGGTCCTCCGCCTGTATGCTCATCTCAAACTGCAGCGGATCCACCAGTTTCTTCTTCCGGTTCCGCATCTCACGCAGCTGTTTGGCCAGGGCTTCCTCCCTTTCTGCGATTACATCCTCTGACGCCTTTTTTTCTGCCTCCTCAATGTCTACAGGACACCCGCAGGACTCCTCCATATTGTCAGTCATCTTCTGGGCCACTTCCCGGTCCGTACAGATGAGGTCTGCCGGATGGCACAGTTCATGGCGTTCCGTGTGCCACAGAAAGTCTAAAAGCAGCAGATGTTCCTTCCCTGGATGCAGCCGGGTGCCGCGCCCCACCATCTGGCTGTACAGGCTTCTGACCTTGGTAGGCCTGAGCGCCACGATACAGTCAACGGATGGGCAGTCCCACCCTTCCGTCAGCAGCATGGAGTTACACAGGACGTTATATTCCCCGCGGTCAAAAGCTTCCAGGACTTCCGCCCGGTCTTTACTTTCCCCGTTGACCTCAGCCGCCTTAAAGCCCTTCTCAATCAAAATATCTCTAAACTTCTGGCTGGTCTTAACCAGTGGGAGAAATACCACGGTTTTTCGTTCTTTACAATACTTTTCCATCTCGTCCGCTATCTGGTATAGGTATGGGTCAAGGGCAGTGGCGATATCCCCGGCCTTGAAGTCACCGGACTGCATAGCCACGCCTGACAAGTCCAGTTTGAGTGGTATGGTCAGCGCTTTAATAGGTGACAGATACCCGGCCTTGATGGCCTTGGGAAGGGTATATTCATAGGCCAGGCTGTCAAACACCTGCCCCAGGTTCTGCATGTCCCCACGGTCTGGTGTCGCTGTCACGCCCAGGACCCTGGCCTTGTTAAAATGCGCCAGTATCTTCTGGTAGCTGTCTGATATGCTGTGATGGGCCTCGTCAATAATGATGGTATTGAAATAATCAGCTGGGAATTGTCCCAGCCTTTTCTCCCTCATCAGCGTCTGGACGGAACCGACCACAACCCGGAACCAGCTGCCAAGACAAGATTGCTCCGCTTTCTCAGTAGCGCACCCCAGTCTGGTGGCCTTGGCAATCTTATCCGCTGCCTGTTCCAGCAGTTCGCCCCGGTGGGCCAGGATCAACACCCGGTCCCCGCGGCGCACACAATCCTCTGTCACCTTGGCAAACACAATGGTCTTGCCACAGCCTGTAGGCAGGACCAGGAGCGTCCTGAGGACACCCTTGTCCCATTCCTTAAAAATGGCTTCCTTTGCTTCAGACTGGTAGTCTCTAAGTTGCATTTCTTTTCACCTCTTTTATTCGGCATGATTAAAAATCACCAGCCTTGAACTGTTTCGGTTCCGGTGCAAGGTATTCATCCACCTTGTTATTCCTGCGCTGTTTTCCATTTTTATCTTTATACTCATTGACATAAATCTTGAACCGCCCTGTGGCTCCAGGCACTTCGTTCCAGCGCGGTTTCAGCTTCTCCCCCTTTTTCCGCTGTCCGATACACAAGAAGAACTGGCAAAGTTTCCACTCCATCTTGCTGTTCAGGATGAGGTCATCAAAAACATGGTGTTCGTTTCCGTCTGAGTCTTTGATGACGCAGTCAATCGTTGCCTTGTTGCAGGCTGCCATCTTGTCGCTGCCTGCAAATCTCCCCCGCTCCATGGTCCTGATTTCAAAACCGTATTCTCCATCTGGTAATGGCTCAAAATCAGAACCTTCATTTTCTATCTGGTCATCCCAGCTTAATTCTCTGCCCAATGCTTCATTTATATCACTCATGTACATTTACCTCCTAATTGAATACCAATGCGTCCTTATCCTTCATTTCCTTAATTATTCCATACACTTTATCCCAGGCGCCTACCAGGCAGCCGTCTACAAAATCCTTCGGGTAATCCCGCACTGGCATGTCGCCCGGGTAATATCCTCTCGCCTCCACCGCGGCCTGAATGTCCCACTCGCAGACATCATTTGCTATCATGAGGTCCCGCAGGTTCTTTGGAATGCGTTCATCTACAGCAGACAGCTCCGGCTTGTTTATAGGCTTATCATCAACAGGTGCCGGTATTTCCGTTTTCGCTGCAGGCTCCTCACTGCTCTTGTCATTACTGACGGTCGTAGGTATCTGCAAGGCAGGCTGGCTATCCTTATATGGGGATGTATCTGACATCTCCTCTTCTGCTGTCCTGGCAGTGACCGGTGATGCAGCGGCCTGTTCAATGATATGCCGGATGCTTTCATACTCAAACGGTACTTCATCAGCCAGTCCATACCGGTTCTTGGCATCCCAGCAGCTGTGGTGCGTGGTATACATAACACGTTTTCCCCCCTGGGCCTTATTCTTTCCTTTCTGGGCCCCCTGACCGTCCACATTAACCACGAATGTCTTATAATTACAGAACAATACCATATCGGCCCATTCCTTTACCATGGGTGCCGTCTGTTTGGTCAGCTTCATCTCCCAGCGGTCATAAGCTCCCAGTTCATCCGGCTGCTCAAATTTCCGCATTTTTGCGTGGGCCGTCAGTACCACGTTGACGCCGGTCTTGACCACTTCTTCCAGCAGGTTCAGAAGCCGACCAAACTCCTCCTGAACATAGGTATACCCTTTGCCATACCCAAATTCCTCAATGCTGCTCTTATGGTTCTTGCCACATATCTGGGTAATGCATAGCATTTCAGCCCAGTCTGCCGTATCAATGACCAATGTCTGGCACAGGCCAGGGGTGCGTTTTACCTCCATCACCAGTTCCATGAGCATCATCCAGCTGCTGGGCGTTGGGGTCCTGGCCACGTCCATGTCCTTGGTTGAGCCCTCCGTATCTATAAAGAGATGGCCTGGGAACATAGATGCAAACGTACTTTTTCCAATCCCCTCAGGTCCATACACAACTACCTTCTTAGCCCCTGGTATCTTTCCCTTAATGATTTCCATTAAAAGTCACCTGCCTTCCATCCTGTCTGTTTTTGAGGCTCAGGAGCTGCCGGCATATCCTGCCCGGCTACGTATCCGTCTTCAATTATGATGCTGCACTCGTCTCCCGTGCTTACTCTGGTCGCAATCGCCTGTAAACCCTCCTGTTCCAGCCAATACCCAAACTCCTGCAGGGTGTCAAGGTCCATCTGCTCCAGCTTGTCCAGGAGTACAAAACCACAGTTGGGATTAAGCCTGCGTACAATGGCTGTAGATACCCGGAGCCGTTCGGAGCCTGACATGTTGTCCCACTTCTGTCCGTTGTAGATAAGCTCCCCATCTTCCACGGACAGACCGGGAAGCGGGAGATCAGCTCCCTTTAGCAGTTCAACCTTCTGCTGCCTTACCGCCTCAATCTTGGTAGTGAGGGCGTTGTACTGCGTTCTATAGTCCTTGGCATCTTCTTCGGCCTTCTCCTTATCCAGGTTGGCCCGTACCTTGCGGTTGGTTTCCTCGATATCCGCTATGTTCTGTTCCAGTTCCGTTGTGGACTGGTCATGTAAGTTATCAGCAGATAAACGAGCAATTCTCAGTTTTTCATCCACTTCATCCTGTTTGCGCAGAAGTTCCTGGAGCTTTTCTGTAATCTCCTGTTTAATCTGTTCCAACTTATGCAGGTTTTCACGGATGCGCTGGTTCTCCCCGTTCCGGGCCAGTATCTCCTGCTGCTGCCTGATAAGCTCTGATGCAGATATGGGGGTGGATGGGACATCTGGGAAGTAAGGCTGTTCCTTTGCGTACTTCTCTTTCTGGTCAGCCGTACGGCCTATGTAGGTCCGCTCGTTGAACATTTCTTTTTCCTGATGCTCCAGTTCTGCCAGCTGTGGGCCGACACCAATAATCTGCAGGAGGATGTCTGCTTTCTCCTTGTCAGACGCTTCCATGAATTTAGGCAGGTTGAGGGCCAGCTGTTCCACGAACTCGTCCAGGAGCTGCTGCCCGGCCTTCTGGCCGCTTGGGTCAGTCACCTTAAGCCTGCTGTTCTTCCCCTTACGTTCCACCACCAGGCCGTTGCTCATAACTATCTTAAGGTTCGGCGGTATGGCGGAGCCCTCACGGGCAGCCTGGGAAGGCCGGAACCGCTCCCCTCCCAAGGCCCAGGCAATGGCGTCCAGGACTGAGGTCTTGCCCTGGTTATTCCTGCCCCCGATGATGGTAAGGCCGTTTGGTGTGGGTTCAATCTTCACAGCCTTAACCCGCTTTACATTTTCGATTTCAAGTTCGTTTATCTTTATTGACATCTTATTTTCCCCTTCCCTTTTTGGATTTTTTCGACATATACCGTATTGTCCAAACGGTATACCTCAAAATTAGTTCCCTCATTCTTCTTTTTCCAGCTCCGCATTGTGCCGGCTTTTGACGCAGCTTCTTTCTTGTCTATAAAAGTCAAGGCCATAGTTTTATGATCCGATGCCAGAAACTCCAGTAATACCTCCACGGCGACACTGCTGATTCTCTGTTTTGCAGCTTCCGGAATCCGTTCATCAAATTTTATTTCCACCTGTTTCTCCTCTCTGCGCTGATACCTTATATTATCGGCCGTTATTATGTCCTCATAGGTCAGGCCGTCCGTGCCAGGGATTTCCGCATCCAGGCTTACTGTCTGTATTCTTGTCGCCTGCTTGCTGCGTTCGTTGTAAATGTGGCTGCGGATAGTCTGGTTCACGATGGTACGGAATGACCACTTGTGCAAATCCGGCCTTGCAAACCATTTTTTAACGGCATGAACATATCCAAGCGCTGCTATGTCCGTCAGTTCTCTATCCAGGCACTGTTTCCGGATGGCCCATTGCAAGCAGTCATGGTTGTCTGCCGCAAACTGCTGCTCTTCGGGGGTGAGCGGGGTGAGCATGACACGTTCCATAGTTTAATCGTGCCCCCCCCCCCAGCTATTTTGCCTTTTCTCTCAGTTCATCCAGCGCAGTAAGGTATAACGATTGAAGGGTCGAAGCCTGGTCTCCTATATCATCACTGGATAGCGCTTTTGAAACACCTGAAAGAAGAATAACTGTAAGAGCAACGATATCTTTATAATTACCCTGTATCGTTGTCTCAACTTTCTCCCCGTGCGCTTCAATCCCTGCGATGGGTACATTCTTTTCAGCTTTAATCATTGATTTTTCCTCCTGAATCCCTTATACTAAGGGTGATAAGTTATTGTCTTGGACCCTTGACGGCTCCACCCGTCTGGGGTCCATTTTTTGTATGACCGGCACGGCATCATTCGGCTCCGCTCAGGGCATCTATTCCTATACCGACATGTTCGGCACACATCCTCTATCATCGTCTGCCACCTCCTTACTCTTTGACATAGACAGACTTGGTATCGTTGTCATATACCAGCCGCAGCGTGTCGCCGGCACTATCCACAATCATGGCCTCGTTGTCATGTACGGTCAATTTAAAATAGCGCATCTCAAAACCTTCTGACTGCAGCCACTTGCGGATTGTGTACTCCGCAATGCTCTTTGCACCTTCAATCATTTTCCCTCACCTCCCTTCATAGTCTCACGCCCATGGCCAGCGCCATGACCACGATAGCCGCCATCCACATCCCCAGCAGCCAGATAACCGCCGGCACAATCCATTTGGCTGCCCGCATCCAGGGGCCGTCCCGGCGCCTCCTGCGGTGCCGCATCTCAATTACCCGTCGCCTTCCCATGACATGGGTCAGTACTATAGTGGCTGGCCCGGTGATGTCCAGGCGCCAGCCGGGATACTGGACCGCTGCTCTGGCGCGGATGGCTAACTCTGTTACTTTTGTCATTGGCTTGTCCCTCCCCTACTGCGTCTTAAAAGTAACTTCCATCCCCGGATATTGTGCGACCAGCATCTTTTTGGCATCCGCGACCATCACGTTTGCCGCCAGTGCCCACTGCACCACGTCACAATGCTTCTTGCCATCCAAATAGCACCAGATGGTCCTTGTCTTATTCTTTCTCATTGGCTTGTCCCTCCCGCATATCGTTCTGCTTTCCACGCTGCATATTCGGCCTGTACCTGGGGATCCTTAAAATATTCCGCTATAATTGCTACAAGAGGACTCGCAAGGCGAAACATTTCGTTAGATGGTATGTCTTTTGGCTGTATCTCGATCTCCTCTGTGGTTCTTGCAAACCTAACCTCATTTCCCATCGCGCTCTCCTGTCATTTCCATCAGGTCAAGACTTAACTGCCCCTCGACCTCCATCCGGCGCTTTGATGCCTTAGCACTTGACGCTTTCAAGCCTTCAAATTTTGTCCGAAGCTGGGCATCAACGCCACGCAAGTTGTCAAGATCCTTACTCTTATCAATGTTGACATACTTCGACACGCCGTCCACATTGCATGCAAACACAGTCCTTATCCCCTTGTCGTCCCGCATACTTGACATCATTTGCTGTGCGGTTCGCCGTAGTTCCCTTTCCTTTGCTGTTATTGCATTAAATAGAAAATGTGGTCTAATCATCTCCATCACTACTTCCGTTTCTACCTCTCCCATCTCATACAGCTTCTGTTTAATGACTTCCCTTGCCTTAGGTTCCAGCTTTCTTGCTCTGGTCATGCTCTACCACTCCTTTCAAAAAATTTCTTATTCTAGACAACTTCGCGATCGAATCCTCAACTTCCCGCAGATGTCCTGGCGCAGTATCCGCGTGGATTATCTCGCTTAGCATCCTCAGTTCCTTTTCGTCTGCCTGAATCCACATAAAGGCATTGATCGCTTTGTGGTACTTCTTGGTCATCTTCCAGCACTCGTCTATATAGGCACTGTATTCGTCCGCTGTCTGGGCCTTAGTTGTTTGTACTCTCCTCTGGGCAAGGTCGATAATCTTTCCCTGATCCTCTGGTGGAGCCTTGCGGAGCTCTTTAGCGGTCTCCATGGCCTGATATTTTGGCAGGTCGGCCAGCGGCGGAAACTCCGCTACTGCTTTGACGTGCTGCTTGGCATCATACAAAGATTGCTTTGGAATACCCATTTCATGCGCAATACTTCCTATTGAAGCGAGTGCCTTGGGGCGTCCTGCATTTCGTACGGACTCCGTACAAAATTCCTGTTTAGCCCTTTCCATCAGCTCCTGTTCCTTGATCTCTGCCAGTTCCACAAGATTTTTAGACTTTTCCAACTCCGTCAGGTCCTTGCGCCGGATGTTCTCTTCCAGTTCCAGAACCCGCAGTTCCTTTTCGGAGATGTCTTCCAATACTTTTGCTTCGATTTCAGTCAGCCCAATCCGTTCACATGCCAACAACCTCCGGCAGCCAGCAATCAGGTTATAATCTGAATCAACCACGATGGGGTGAAGTAAGCCGTGTTCTTTAATACTATCTGCCAGGGCTTCCATGTCACCGTATTCGTCCCGAACACGCTGGCCGATTTTTACGTCACTGATCTTCAGAATCATACCTCCTCCTTATCAAATTCAAAACTTTGAACTTTTGTTCTAAAAAAAAATGATGGAATATCTTTGTCAGATAATTTAAGAAGATCGACTGCCTTGCAAATATCTGGCTGTTTCCATGCTCTAAGGCCATTCATTTTCAGAGAAAGTGTTCTTTCTGACCAACCCATTGCAACCGCAAAACAGGCTTGAGTTCCAAAAATTTCCACAATTCTGCCCCGCAGTCTACTATAATCAAATGCCACGTGGATTACCTCCTTTCAAGTTAAATATTTTGAACTACCCATATGATAGCACCTCGCTTTTAAGTTGTCAATACATAAGTTCGATTTTTTTAACTTTTTAGGTTTTCTGTCTTGAACTTTTGTTCAATATATGTTATAGTGGAAAACAGAAAGGCGGTATTATATATGGAAAAGGAAAACACTGCAATTCGATTAAAAAAAATAATGGACGCAAGAGGTATCCGTCAAATTGACATCCTGAAATTAGCTGCTCCTTATTGCGAAAAGTATAATGTTAAAATGAATAAGTCAGATATAAGCCAATATTGTTCTGGAAAAACAGAACCCAATCAGGATAAATTATTTGTTTTAGGAGCTGCCCTTAATGTTAATGAGGCATGGCTTATGGGCTATGATGTTCCAATGGAACGCCGTTCTTTAAATTTTCCCACTACGCCCGATGACTGTCCCTTCAACTCTGCATTGGCTAAATTACAGAACAATGATTACAATCTAACCCAGGAAGAACATGAGGCTATCAAAGAAGAATTGCCTATAGTGACGGAAAGAGCCGCCAAAGCTTTCAATGGCCTTCATCGTGAAATATCTGATTTATATGAAAGTGAAAGGGTAAGACAGTTGCTTGGAAGCTTCAGGTTATTAAACGGCGCTGGTCAGGATAAGGCTCTTGAGCAGATAGCCCTGTTAACTAAGATACCAGAGTATCAAGATTCAGATGCCAATGATATTTCCAGCGCAACAATTATAGATTTCTACCCTCGGCGCAACAATGATATGTTTGTTATCCCTTACTACCGTGGCGGCGTATCAGCCGGAACCGGTATCTTTATATTAGGAAATGAGGCTGAAGATGATATAGAGCTACCCGACATTCCAGAATATCACGATGCAGACTTTGCACTAGATGTAAATGGAGACAGTATGGAGCCCAGCTTTAATGACGGTGATATTGCTTTGGTTAGTCAGAATATGGAAATGCAAACAGGGGATATTGGAGTGTTCGTAATAAATGGAAATGCGTTTATCAAAGAACTTGGAAAGAATAAGCTTATCTCCCATAATAAAGAATATCCCAGCATACCTATTCATGAGGACGATAATGTCGTATGTATGGGAAAAGTAATAGGAAAATTTGATGATTAATCAGCCTATGGCTCTTTAATAAAACAAATGAAAAGAGGGAAAGTATTATGAAGAAAACTATTTTTGCACTTGCATTGGCAATCTCAATGCTAACAGCCTGTGGTGGAAGTTCGAAATCAGCCAACCCAGAAACGGCTACTCAAAGTAACACAACTAGCGCAGTCACTACAGAAGCAAGTAAAACATTCACCCCCATTAAGGACTTTAAGTACGAGGTTGTTGATGGAAACCTGATATTAAAAAAATATAATGGTAGGGATAAGGTTGTTTGTATTGCCAATGAATATGAAATAGAAGGCTCTACTTATCCAGTCTTAAGTGTTGATGGTGGTATGTTTTTTACTCGTAGCGTAAAAACGGCTGTTTTTTCCGAAGGCATAACAGACATAACTCATGCTGTATTCAATAGTTCCAAAATAGAACGACTTTACCTTCCTTCATCCTTATCTTGCATTTATGATGATTCTTTAGCTTATATATCACGTTCTCTTACCGATATTTATTATGGCGGATCGGAAGATCAATGGAATCAGATTTATACTGCTTATAAAACAGACAGTGTATCCAGTAAGATTGATGATAAAGACTTCGAAGGAGCCGGTGCTGCCGTAGCAGATAAATTAAACTCCCTTATTGGACATGATTTTGATCTATCGTCCGTTACCATGCATTACAATGCCACTGAAGCGGATATGAAACAGTAGTAATAAGCGGAATGAAGTTGACAAAGCAAAAATAAATGCAAAAATCCCCAGGAGCCGCGAACTCCCAGAGCTTTTTGCATGAAACATAAGTTGACAGGAGGTAACCACTCTGTATCTAACACTTTCAGAATATATAAATAGTATAGAAAAACTGAATGCCGCTGGTACTAAGGATACAAAGATCCGTGATCTCCTGGAATACTATCAACGATATAACTGTTCAGTCACTCCCGGACCTGGTGTATTTTATGCCGTTATATATGCCCGCTACTCTTCTCACAGCCAACGCGATGAGTCCATTGAGGGACAAGTCCGTGAAGACTTGGAATATGCGTCACGCAATAACATGATTGTTCTTGGGGTGTATATAGACCGAGCTCTTACTGGGAAGGAAATAGACAAGAGGATATCCTTCCAGCAAATGATAAAGGATTCAACACGTGGAAAATGGCAGTATGTAATAACCTGGAAAGTAGACCGCTTTGCCAGGAACCGATATGATGCAGCCATATATAAAGCCCGACTCAAAAAACATAATGTCCGTGTTGTCTATGCCAGAGAACAGATCCCTGATGGTCCTGAAGGGATTCTGCTGGAATCTGTGCTGGAAGGGCAGGCTGAATATTACAGTGCCAGCCTTTCCCAAAACATTAGGCGCGGCCAAGAGGATAATGCAATGGAGTGCAAGGTTAATGGCTCCATCCCATTAGGGTATCGGGTTGGCGCTGATAGGCGCTTCGAGATAGATCCAGGCACTGCTCCAATCATCCATACAATCTTTGAGTTATATGATGCAGGGCACACCTACCAAGACATTGAGGGCTATCTAAATAGCCGGGGATATAAAACACAGAAAGGCGGCCCTTTTAATAAAAACAGTTTTAACCGTATTCTAAAAAATGACCGCTACATTGGGACATACCGTTATAAGGAAGTTACTGTTGAAAATGGAATGCCTGCTATAATTGATAAGGAGTTGTTTGAATCTGTGCAAAGAAAAATAGAGAAAAACAGAAAAGCGAGAGCGCATAAAAAAAGTGATATGAACTTTCTTTTAACCACAAAGTTATATTGTGGGCTCTGTGGAAAGGCCATGATTGGAGAATCTGGCACTGGGAAGCTGGGCGGGAAATATTACTATTATACATGTGTAGGTAAAAAACGTGACAAAACCTGCAAAAAGAAACCTATTAAAAAAGACTGGATTGAGAATTTAGTAATCCAGGAGACAGTCCGTTTAATCCTTCAGGATGATATGATCAATGAAATTGCTGATAAGGTGATGGAATATCAGGCCCGTGAAGCAGATCACACTATCCTTCACAGTCTTCAGATCCAGCTAAACGATACAGAAAAAGCTATCAAAAATCTGATAGCAGCAATCGAGCAGGGTATAATAACACCTTCCACAAAAAATAGGCTGGAAGAACTTGAGGACGAAAAGATTCGCATCATGAATGGGATTGCTGAAGAGGATACGATCCAGCCTGTTGTAGAAAGGGATCAGATACTCTTCTACCTTAAGCACTTTCAGAATGGTGATGTAAGTGACCCACAATATTGTCAGACCCTGATTGACGTTTTTGTCAATGCAGTCTATGTCTATGATGACCGTATTGTAATCACGTACAATTATTCAGGGGCTCATAATTCGGTCACTTTGGAGCAGATTGAACAAGCCTTAGGGGAGTCTGAGGGTTCGGATACAGTTTCGTCAGCTCCATGCTGAATGATGTCGGTTTTTCCTTATTTTATAAGGAATTCCGGCATTTTCTTTTTAGAAATGCTTGATAACCTTTTTAGGATACTGATTACCTTTTTGATTACTTTTTAGGCTGTTTTCATTGGAATTGCAGCCCGATTTATCTGCTGTGTCTTGGTATTATTATTCTTGTTACTGTAGAAATAGTATTGCCTTGTGCAGTTAATATCACTATGCCCCATCTGATCAATTATAACGCTTTCGCCAACATCAGCATCAATGTTCTCTTGCTCTTTTAATTAGCCACATAGACTCATCCGGAATTACAACATACCTATCCCCTGCTTCTGATTTAGGATATTCTTCGATGTCATACGCATTTGTGGTTTTCCCTGTCTTGGCATCTACCTCTGCCACATAACATATTTCTGTTCTCTGTACGTGCATCATATTTCCATTAATATCTTCCGGCTTAACAGCAGCCAGTTCTCCCACCCGAATACCGATAGCAAAGATAAGCAACAAACCTATATTGACCATATCCAACTTATTTTCCATATAATCAATTTTGGAATACCGGCGCTCATTACCTGCCGGGTTCGTGGCGGATACCAGGTCCCCTGCCTCATCATATTCATACGTCCAGGTTCCACCGTCAGGCTGTACAATCTGTGTAATCCTGAACTCATCATCCATGGTGATGTCCATGGTGTTCCCGGATGGGGATATGACCTGAAGAAGGCTGTATTCCCTGTCATACATTTTGGGGGGAGCGAACAGAGCACTGTCCCGGACACTCAAAAGGAGCAA